GGCCCACAACACCAAGATGCCGTAGTACATCCACGAAACAATGGTAGAAATCGCTTTGGAATACTCGGAGGGGACGTGCATGAACATAACAATCAAAGACTGTGCGAGTCCACGAGTCCACGCATACGCAATGTTTGTACTTGGCATGAACCCAACGAAAAACAGGTGCGTCAGGTAGACAATCAAAAGGCGAGTGTAGCCTTCATACATTGTTTGTAGTCTTGAAAGTTTATACACCCCATGATATACGGAAACGTCCGATCAGATACGCATAGGCTGCGAGGAACAAGAGGTAGAGTACATAGAATGTCCATCCCAGCGCAGGCCCTCCTCTTGCGGGAAGACTTAAAATCCAGAACCACATAACTTGCCAAAGCCCAGAAATCCATGTTGGAAACCCAAAGGTTGTCAGATATTTCGTGATCGCAGGAGGAATATGTTCTGCGGTGTCGGATGGAATCGCATTCAGTGCTCGAGTTCCTAGACTACTCAATGTCGGAACAATGACACCTGGGTGGGTGAGAAAAACGATCAGAAACGTTTCGGCATAGCCGTAACCCATTGTCTTCTGCGTAGAAAGAACTTAGAAACAGACATCCAGAACAGACAAGAATGGCGAACCTCCCAAAGCACGAAGAGAACGGTAGTTTGGTGGATTACCTCGACGAGGACCCCGAGATCCCCACGCAGAAGTATTGCATTGTGTCTTTCCTTTCCCCCGAGAAGGTCATCAAGCAGAAGCAGCAGTTCATGTTCGAGGAGTTCGTGAAGTTCATGGACTACGACTGGAAGATCAAGGGATTGGAGCACTTCATGGTGTTCTTGTCGAAGAAGTACAACTTGAAGGTGGAGGAGCTCATTGCGGATGCCACCGAGTTCGGCAAGGTCCGTGACAAGGAGATTCGGGAGACGGATGTCTCCGAGCAGTGGCAGGTGTTCCTCTTGAAGCACGAGAAGGAGCTTCAGGAGAGGTTCGACAATAGTGTGGAGTTCAAGACCAATGTGCGGGGTGTGAAGCTCCGTCGTGTCTTTTCCACGGTCGAGGAGGCCCAGGTGATGGCGAAGGTGTTCCAGAGGAAGTATCCCAAGGACAACCTCTTCATTGGCAAGGTGGGTGCCTGGCTACCCTGGGACCCGTCGGAGCATCTCATGCCCGAGGTCGAGTATGCGGAGAAGGAGCTCAACGAGTTGATGCGTCGTTACAAGGAGAACGAGGCCAACAAGGAGATCTTCTTTGCGGAGGAGCGTGAGGCCAAGATCAAGGCCCAGAAGGAGGAGAATGAGCGTCGTCGTCGGGAGGCTTCTTCAGCAGCCGCCTTGGAAGATGCTTCGAGTGCTGTTCACCCCGCCGAAGGAGCTCTCCGAGAGTAAAATATAGGGGAAGAGTAAATGGATGCAAGTACAGGACCAGCATCGGCAGGAGCACCACAAACTGTAGCACAAATGGGAAGCGTGATGACACCTCAAGGACGTCGATCTGCGAGGATTGCCGCAAAAAATGAGGCAAAAGAAGTTCTTGAAACAGAGTTGGGAGTTTCATTGTTTGACGTCTCTGCGAAAACCGCAGTTGCGAAAAACGCAATTGATGAAACACTGGATGTGGCAGGGTTTGTAGAAGAAGGAAGGGGAGGGAGCAGAAGAAGGAAACTCAGAGGTGGCGTGGGCGAAAAGGTTGGTGCAGTTATTCAATCTATAACAAAAGACATCATCGCCAAGTTTAATCGTGCAGTTGACAAAGCAGAAACAGACGCAACAACCGCACTTACTGTCATCCAAACTGCTGGAAACGAGCTTGTTGATGCATCAGGAAAGCTTGGACGTGCGTCCGTGATGGCAACCGCTGCATATGTCGCAGTAAAAGCTCTTGATGCCTCTGGAAAGTATGTACCATCTGCTACTTGGGGGCAACTCGGTGCGGGATTTGCTGCATTTGCAAAAACGGTGTTGGTAGACCTTCCAATTACAGCTGTTCGGTCCTCTGCTGCAAACCCCGTCGTTGCGGTGGCCTTGGCAACGGCGTTCACAAAGCTCCGTGCACAGTACAACAAGGTGTCTGTGGCAGCCCTTGTCAAGCAGGATTTGATGACTTTGTTATCGAAGGCAGCAAATTGGACCACGGCACAGATACAAGGGTTTCAAGATGCAAACTTGGTCACAAAAAAACAGATGCTTATTGCAAACTTATCAGAAATCAAGAAGAATCTGAAACCTGGGGGGAAGGGTTATGAAAGTCTTAGTCGTGATTCCATATTGGCGACGCAGAATGAAGCAAATCTGTTATTGGAAGTTATGAAGGCAATGGAAACACCACCACCAGAACCTGCTGCATCCAGTAGCAGTAGTAGTGCAGCACCACCAGAAGAGTCTGCTGTTGTTGCTCCTCCTCCAGCACCGTCTGCAGAACCTCGACCGACACCGCTTCTTCGGATACCGTCAGATCGCGAAGAAGCGGCCGAAATGGCACGGGAGAATAGATTCGCAGCAATGGAAGAAGAACGAAGACGTGAGAAGATTGGACTAGATAGAAAGAAACCACCCAAGGACGGAGGTCGTCGCAAGACCCGCAGGGGAAAGAAGGTCAAGCGTCGTGTCACCCACAAGGTCAAGTTTGCCTATTAAGTCTCTTTCTTGACCCACACAGAAGGACCTGCGTTCTTCTTTTTCATATTCATCGGGTTGTAATCATCGACTGCCAACATGGCTGATTGGAAGGGGCGATTGTCAGCCCACAAGGCTTGGTCACACAGGCGAAAGGGAGGATGGTCAGAGGCCTTGTACCAGAAGACTTGATCTTCGAGTCGATTGGAAGACACATTGTTACAGATGACCAGGCATTCGTAGTTCTCCGTACACTGGTCCATAAAGTTACAGAACATATCAAATGTAGGGAACATACCTGCGTAATTCTCGTGAATAATCCGACGATTGCGTGTGATATTCTCTCGAAGAATGAAGATGAAATCCACATTGGTACGCAAGTTGGGACCAATGCCCAACGGATACTGCATGGTAATGATGGTCATCAAGTCAATGTGACGACCGTTCATAAACACAAAGCGTGTGGACTCTTCGGATGTCCAGGCTTTGGCATCGTACAAGCAGTCATCCAAAATCAAGAATGCCCGTGGATCAATACTGGAAGAACCACCACGAGCTTTCTTATCATCGTTTCGCTTGGACTTGATCGTTGCCTGCCGTTTGATCACGTTGGTAATGATTTCTGGACGGTATTTGTCATGAATGAACTTGGACGGAACCATATTCTGAAAAAACTCGTTGGCAATCTCTGTGGCCGAAATCACAGTTCCTACGGGAAAATGACGTTGGGTCTGATAGAGAATATCTCTGACCAAGAACGATTTGCCAGTGTCCTTCTTTCCAATCACCACGATCATTGGACTTTTCTTGGAATCGATGTCACAACGATCTACGATCATATTCATATCAAACTTCCGCAACGTAACGTTCATTGCCCTTTTACATCGGAAATGTTTGTTTGTTGTCTTACGAGTGATCCTCCAACCGCATATTCTCAAGCATTGTGAACGTTGTCCATACTCGCCACCATGACCAACCCAAGCAAATGACAACGAGAATCGTTAACCAGTCCATCGTATACAATCATTCGATTGACTCGTTTCCTTTCCGTTTTTGATTGCCTGGGGGTGACATAATGGGAAAAGACCTCCGCACAACCGCCGTCCATTTAAAACTGCATAAATATCCCCGCTTGGATGGAACGATGTGGGATATGAAGAACATGCAACCCTTCTTCCCTCCTCTGGAAAAGCTCTTCAAGACCGAAGTGGTTCCAAACTTCCAGGACTATGGTGTTCGCTTGTCTGACGAAATCGAGAAGATTGTGGATGGAGACATGATCAAGACCACCTCCGGGAAAGTTCCGATTGTCCATTGCAAGACCACCATGATTTTGAGTCCTTTCAAGTGGATGCGTGGAGACTATGGAACCTTGGGATTGCCCAAGACCGAGGAGATTGCCGCAGAGATGCAAGAGAAACTCCAAAGTCCTCACACGGCCGGATATGTCGGGGCCTTGACATCCATTGTGTTGTCTGAATCGGGTTGTATTCACTTCCCCAAGGTCTATGGTGTGTACACCGCTATTTCTGACAATCATACCATCGACATCAGCGATGACTACGAAGACCTGTCCGAAAGGAAGTGGTTCATGGAAAACATTGGAAAGACCTTCGAGTTGAAGTTGCGCCAAGCGGAAGGAAGTGCCGAGTTCACCCATACTCGCAGTCATCGTCCCGGTGTCCAACTGGGGGAGGATGTTTCCTTAGACGATATGATTACGGATGTAGACGCCGACCATGTGTCCGAACCGTCTCTCCACAGTCATTCTGCGAGTGCCGAGGACAGTGAAGAAGAGTCTGCCTACGAAAGCGAATCCGAAGAGTCCGAAGACGAGTTTGAGATTCTGTCTTGCGACTGTTCCGACGATGAAGAGGAAGACGAGGAGGAAGAGGAAGACGAACCCTTTGCTTGGGCCACCTTCAAAGGAGTGCCCGTGATTACCACTGTCATGGAAAAGCTCGAGGGTACCTTCTATGATTTGATTTGCAAGCACCCAGAGCCCGAGAAGCATGCTGCCTGGGTGGCACAGATTGTCTTTGCCTTGGCATATGCCCAGCGCAACTATGGGTTGACCCACAATGATCTCCACGGCAACAACGTGATGTACATTCCCACCACACAGGAGTACTTGTATTACAAGCACCATGGTGTGGCCTATCGTGTGCCCACCTATGGATACGTGTTGAAGATCATCGACTTTGATCGTGCGATTGTGTCCGTTCGGTTGTTGGGCATGAAGGAGCCTCGTCAGTTTGTGAGCAGTCAGTTCCAAGCGGAGGATGAAGCAGCCGGACAATACAACATCGAGCCGTTCGGAGACTCTTCTCGCCCTCGCATTCCTCCCAACCCAAGCTTTGACTTGTGTCGGTTTGCCACCTCGATGTTCTGGGATATGTTCCCTGAGGGCCCCGAGCATGCGTACACACATCCGCTGTTTGAGGTGTTCAAACAATGGATGACGCAATCCGATGGGTCTTCTGTGTTCTTCCGCAAGCAGAACGATCGCCATGATCGCTACCATGGGTTTGATTTATACAAGGCGATTGCCAGGTATTGCAAGGATTCAGCGACGCCTCGTCGTGAGCTTGCGAAGCTTTCTCCGTTTGTTGTTCCGAGTGTTCCGCTTGGCACGGCGTGTCTGTTTTTGGAGTCGTGAGCGACGGCTTGCCTTTTTGTTACGGTGTGTCTTATTCTTGCGACGTCCACCTCTTGGCACATCTCCTATTCTTGCTTCCTCTTCCTCTTCTGGATCTCCTTCTGCTTGTGCTTGTGCTACTGGCGGTGCTTCGGCGGGTTGTTGTGTGTCGGGCCCGCCTGCCTCAAGCCAAGCATCTTCCAATTGCTCAAAAGCTCTCTCGCGTTCTCCCGCCATATCCCCATCTTCCTCTTCATCGGGCATGATTTCCCTATCGTCTTGCCCTGGATCATAAAACATAATACGACCGCCATTCTGTTCAAATTCAAATTCCAAAAACGTGACTGCGTTTCCATATTGCCTACCGCGTTGACGCACGTCTTCCATCCATGAGTTTGCTGGAAGAATGACTGGATCTTCCTCCGGAAAATTCACCTGCCATGTCCCATTGGGCAAATGCGTCACTGTGACCGCCATATATTATACCTTCTTGCGAAATATTCCACATCGTCTTCGGTGGTCAAGAACTGCTGCATGAAAAAGACCGTCTGGTTCAGTTCATGTATCCGCCCGCCCGACCTTTGGTGTAACGCACATTGATACGCAAGAATGTCACTGTCCTCGACAATCTGATAGACAAACTTGTCTAGGTGAGTGAAGGCTGTGTTGGGATCACGAAATATTACCCACATATTCTAAATGTCTCTCTCGACTGGTCTGAAAGTGAAGTTTTCGTTGTATTCGGCCTTGATCTTCTTCTTGGTGGCCAATCCCGTGACCTTCCGCTTTGTGAATAGCATCATCCCCGGGGTTGCCCGAGATGGATGTCCCACATCGTTCGGATTCGTCCTTCATACCTTCGTCTTCTTTGCCTTGTCCTTTTTCGTTATGATGCTCCCCAGGGATCCCCAATAATCTCATCCTAACACAATGAGAACCTTTCTGGCATTGTTGGCGTTTGCCTTTGGCATATGTTTGGTGTTTGCCATGATTACGTATACGTTCTTCCGGGGTCAAATCCGTAACGCAAAGACGTTCTGGGATTACATTCATTATGCAGTGGGATCCTTGACCACGTCAGATATCGGAGATATGGTTCCCGAGACGGACGCCGTTCAAATGTGGACATCCATGTATGTCTTGACTGTCTGGGTGTTCATCTTCTGGGCCACCTTGAACCGCATCACCAACATCAAGTTCGGACGGTTTGGTTAGAAACCATGGACAACAATTCTGTCGGCTTCGTTCTTGAGGACGATTTGTTGTTCCAACAACCATTGCTTGATATTCTCTCGCTGATCCCCCTGAAGTTGAATGATTCCTTCTTCTGTCACGACATTTCCGTTACAGGAGAAGGCCTCTCGCATGGCTCGACAGATACGTTTCAAATCCAAATCGTCTTCCAGTCCATCCAACATCGTGATGCATTTGCGACCATTGCGTTGTTGGATGCGAATGTGGTACTTGTTTTTTATGAAGGAGGGTTGCTCAAACGGGTCCATTGTTTCTTTCATCGTTTAGAACTCGGGCTTCCCGACGAACATCTCTTGTGCGGAAGACGCAGCGGCAGTGACGGCCTCCATGGCATCCTCGGAACCCAGTGCATAGGCAATGCCTCCTGCCACGCCCCCTGCACCCAAGGACAACTTTCCGGCGTCTAACCATTCGACGGGTTCTGACTTGGAATGACGATCCCAAATATACAAGACAAACGCCAACACAGCCACGACTCCTGCAATGATTCCGAGAATACGAAGATCCATCTTTGTTTTGCCACACGGCGAAGACTCTTACAAATCCAACGCAACCGTGCCCGACTTCTCTGCCCTCTGCAGAATGTCCTCTTCGGTGTTGACAGAATCCCCGTCATCTTCCTCGTCGTCCGTCAGTTCGACATCCTCTCCCAATTCAATCGGTGCCCGTTCGGATTCCGAGTCGTCCTCGTCGTCGTCCGTCTCATATTCCTGGACCTGAGGCTTCTCCTCGAACTTCACAGGGGGTGGCTTGGACACTGCTTCTTCCTTGGCATGGAAATAGGCCTTGCTGACTTCCCTCCAAGGAATGAAACTGTCAATGACTTCTCCGACGGTCCCCTCCAACAAGACTTCAATGTCACGACGATTGCGGGCCTGCTGCTCCGAAGACGTTCCGAGAGTCTTGAACAAATAGGCTGCCGTCCAGCACTTGCGGGCCACGGCAATGTAGTACGCATGAATGAACTTGGACAGACTGGGACGCTGGAACTCAATGTTGACATGTGTCGCTTCGGTTTGTTGAAGACTCGCAAACGCACGGATGTAGCTGACAAACACGCCCAACAAGAGGTCCTCCATGTAGTCACACTTGGACACGGTGGCAATGCGATCGACTTCCTTGTCCAAGGTTTCGGTGTTCCACTGCGGAATGCGAGTCAACAGATTCTGGAAGGTCTGAAGAATCTTCTCAGGCTGTCCGTTCCGTTCACACGCTGTCTTGGCGTTGTCGTAGATGCTCCACAGACCGTCGGCGACGTGAGGAACAACGACACGGGTGAGATTGTCACGCATCGTTTGTTTGACGAAATCAGTGCTCATTTGTTTAGAGAGAGGGGCAAGAGTTGGAGTAAACGGACGCATGAAGTTGGTTCTCATCTTGATGATTCGCAATGAATCCCGAATCCTGGAACGTTGTTTGAAAGCTGTGGAAGGTGTGGTGGATGCCTACTGTATTCATGACACAGGTTCGACAGACAATACGTGTGAGATTGCGAAGAAGTGGCTGGAGACTCACCCAGGTTGCTTGACCATGTCCGAATGGAAGAACTTTGGGTACAACCGCACACAGAGTTTCATCGGGGCCTGGGACTATGTCAAGACCACCGATTGGAACCCCAAAGAGACCTATGGATTGCTCTTGGATGCCGACATGGTGTTCCATCCTGGAACCCTTCGGGAACAGACCTTGGAAATGACAGGATATACGATTGTGCAAGTGGCGGGACACCTTGCCTATCCCAACTGTCGGTTGGTCCGCATGGATCACCCCTGGAAATGCTTGGGTGTCACCCATGAGTATTGGGATGGACCAACTACCGGACTGTCTCGGGATATCTGTTGGATTGAAGATCAGAATGACGGTGGGTGCAAGTCTGACAAGTTTGAGAGGGATGCACGGTTGCTCGAACAGGGGTTGCGAGAGGAGCCTGAAAATGTCCGATACATGTTCTACTTGGCTCAGACCTATCACAGTCTGGGACGATGGAAGGACTGTATTGCGATGTACAAGAAACGCTACGACGCAGGAGGCTGGGACGAAGAGCGCTGGTACTCCCTCTACATGATTGCTCAGGCCTATTTGAGTTTGGGAGACCCGGGCAAGTTTGAAATGTGGATGCTTCGTGCCCGAGCCTTCCGACCTGGAAGAGCGGAATCCGTCTACAAGCTCGCCAAGTATTTCCGTGAGAAGGGAGACCACTACAAGGCCTATCAATACGTCAAGATGGGGAAGGACATTCCATTGTCCAGGGACTCTCTTTTCATTGAAGTACCTGTGTATACTGGTCTCTTTGGGTATGAAGCCACCATCCTGTTGTACTACCTGAATCAGAAAGAGGAAGGCCTTCGAGAGAGTATGAAGTATCTTCTTGACAAGACGGAACATCGTGACAATGTCTATCGCAACATTGGGTTTTATGTTCAACCATTGGGAACGTCCTTCCGCAATCATCCTGTGATGCGAGATGCTGCAGGTCCGGATTATCATCCGACGTCTGTGTCCGTCTTTCGGTTTCAAGGAAAGGTATGCCACAATGTTCGGTTTGTGAACTATAGCATTGATCACCGTAACGGAGGCTATTTCATGAAGCAAGGAGATTGGTCTCCCAATCATCCTGTCATGACGCAAAATGTGTTCTGGGATGGGAGTGAAAAACTCATGGAGGACAGTTCTGTGCTTCTTCCCCGCAATCCCAATGCTCACATTCGTGGATTGGAAGATGTGCGAGTCTACACGGATTCCAAGGGAGACCTGCGATTCATGGCCACACAGCGAGAGTACAGTGACAAGAACCGGATTCTGGGAGGACTCTACGATGTTCGTTTGGGACGTTACAAAGATTGTGCCGTGTTTGAACCTCCGACGCCCACGGACTGTGAAAAGAACTGGTTGCCTGTGGATGGGACCGAGGACATTCTGTACCAATGGCATCCTCTCCAAGTAGGCCAACTCCAAGACAACAAGTTGGTGATTACCAAGATTCAACAGACTCCTTGGTTTTTCTGTCACTTACGGGGTTCGGCGGTTCCGTTCCGTGTGAATGACGAGGTATGGGCGTTAACCCATTGCGTGGAATACAATACCCCACGCAAATATTTCCATTGTATGGTTGTGTTGGATGCGAATACCTACAAACCTCTTCGGATCTCCTTGCCATTTGCCTTCCGAAAGGTCGGCATTGAATACTGCATTGGTATGCGCCCAATGGAACATGCGATTGAGTTTGTGTTTTCTTCATGGGATGACAATCCGTTGATCACAGACATTCCCTTGACGAGTTTCGAATGGATCACACTTTAGACATACAGATGTCTCCAGCTCTCATTGGGTTGTGTATTCATGTCCTGGAGGATGTGTTTCGCAAGTTCAATGTCTACCTTCAAGGGGAGAGTAATCTTGGTATAGAACTTGTAACTCTTGGCCGTCTCTTCATCCGCAATGCGCAGGAGGTTGATGCGGGTCATCAACGTTTCGACGGCACGAATGAGTGTGCGAACGCCCTCTTCTTCGTGTGAGTATTCATTGATCAAGAACTTGATCGCATCATCGTCAATCGTCAGTCCATCCAACTTGATCCGATCGAGAATCTGAGGCCACACATACTGCGTGACAATGATCTTCTTCTCGTCCGAGGTATATCCGCTGCAGTGAATGACCTGCATACGATCCTTCAGAATGGGGTGAACCTTGTTTTCGTCGTTGAAGCTGAACACAAACAGACACTGAGACAAGTCGATGTCTACCCCCGCAAAGTATCGGTCGTGGAACTGACTGTTCTGAGACCTGTCTGTCATGTGAATCAGCATGGACACAATCTCTTCGCCGTGAGGAGTGGTAGACACCTTGTCGAGCTCATCAAAGTACATGACAGGGTTCATGCATTGCGCATTCATCAAGCTATCTGCAATGCGTCCCCACATACTGCCTTCGTAGGTGTAGCTGTGTCCCACAAAGTTGGCACTGTCGGTGGCTCCTCCCAAACTGAAGAACTCAAACGGTCTCTTCAAGGCTCCCGCCACACCATTCTTTGCAAAGGACGTCTTGCCCACACCCATGGGTCCCTTTAACGCAATCACATTGCCGACAGACTGTGGGTTGGAAATCCACTGGGCCAGAATCTGCATAATCTGCGTCTTGGCTCCGTTCATTCCATACACAGCCTTGTCCAGTGTCTTGCGAGTCTGTCCCAAGAACTCCGCACAGGGTTTGGATCCATCGTCAATCTTGACGGGCAACTCTACAATCTTTCCAAACGGAATGCGGAAGAACCCATCGACCCAGGTCCGCAACTTGTAGACCTCTCCGGAATCCGGGTCCATCTCATTGAGAATGTTGATCTTCTTAATCACAGCAGCCTTGACACTGTCTGCCACGGGCAACTCCAATGCCCGGAACTTGTTGGGAACACCATTCGAGCTGACCAAGGCAGACAACTGCTTCATCTGCTTGTTCAACTTCTTCTGCTTCGACTTGGGCAGTTCGTCAAAGTAATCCTGCTCTTCGTCATTCAACTCCAAGGCAGGTTCATCCTCGTCTGTCTCCTTCTTGGACTTCTTCTTTCCACTCATTCGACTCATGGGAACATACTTGTTGACGAGGTAGTCTAGAAAGTCATCTTCCTCTTCCTCTTCATACTCGTCTTCATACTCATCGTCGGTCTCCTCTTCGACAGTTGCGGCGATGGGGCGATTGTCAATCTCAATCTTGACAAATCCATGCTTGGAGACGGGAATGGTAATCGATTGAGGCTTCTCCTCTTCTTCCTCCTCATACTCAGACTCTTCCTCCTCTTCCTCTTCCGATTCAGTGGGGGGCTCATAGTCCTCGTCCTCGGACTCGGAATCCTTGTCATTGAGGGTCTCATCCTCGATCCACTTGACGTCCTTGTTGTTACGTGCTCGGAGGTTGTAGCGGCGGGGCATCCTTGATGCCTCCCAAGAAGAAAAGGAAGCAGTTTCCGTTTTCTATGACTATTACAATGGAGCAACTCGAACAGATTGTAGAACAACTTGAACTCCAAAATGACAAGGCCGCCGCCGCCAACCCCCTTACTCAGGAGAGCCTTCGCATCGTGGAGAAGTTTTTGAAAGAGAATCAAGTGATGTGTTACGGTGGAACGGCCATCAACAACCTCCTTCCCCCCGAAGAACGGTTTTACGATCCGGAGACGACGGTTCCCGACTACGACTTTTATTCCAAGAATCCACAGGACCATGCAATGAAGCTGGCCGATCAGCTCTCCGCCGCCGGCGTGGACTATATCGAAGTCAAACCTGGTATGCACGTTGGAACGTTCAAGGTCTTTAGCAACTTTGAAAGTGTCGCCGACATTACCCATTTGGATGAGGACATTTTCGATCGGTTGTGGAATCAAAATGTAGTGCGAGAGGGAATCCACTACGTCACCCCCGATTTTCTTCGCCTGTCCATGTATTTGGAACTCTCTCGTCCTCACGGAGACGTCTCTCGTTGGACCAAGGTCTATACTCGTCTTCAACTGTTGAACAAGTATTACCCCATGACATGCCCGATGAAGACCGAACCGAACTACAGAGAGTTGACAGACAAGCAACGCAAGATCGTCGAGAACATCTTGGAGAAAGAAGATGTGGTGTTGCTAGGCATTACCGCCTCTCAAATCCATCAACAGCGTGGAATGCCACAATGGTCGGCTCCTGTCACTCTTCTGGCCGAATTCCCAACCATTCAGAAGTTGATTGAAGGAAAGGACATTGAGATTGAAGATGGAACCGAGATCCTTCCGGCGCACGTGGACATTGAAGACGAGAACGGAAACGTCTTTTTGCGCATCCACGAAACAGCCGCCTGTCATTCCTATCACCAGATGGCGAATGGAATCAAGGTGGCGTCGATTCCCACCATGCTTCAGTTCTTCTTTGCCTACATGTATTCGGGCGTGTCCAAAGAAGAGATCACCCATTTGTTGTGCGTGTCGCAACGCCTTGTGGACTTGGCAGCACACAAGGAGGAGAGACGGTATGCAATCTTGACACCCATGGATTGTATTGGTGAACAAGATTCGTTGATTGATTTGAAGAAGCACAAGTCGGAGTTGTATCTGAAACTGTCCAAGGACAAGAACTCCCCGGACTTTGTCAAGTACTTTTTCAGTTATGATCCAAGAATGTCCAAGACACGAAAGAACAAACTCCGAAACATCATGAAGAAGACCCGCACACGCCGCATTCGGGATTCGTATTAAGTACGGAAGGCCCAAGACCGGCTGAACTGGTAAGGAAGACCCGTGCAGTTGGAGCAGTTCTCCTTGATTCCTTGGAGGAACTGAAGGTAGGTTCCCGATGCATTGGGCGTCTCATTCGCATACGCATTCGCACCGGTTGTCGATGCGAAGGTTTGGTACACCTCTTGAAGACGTACACGAGTCGTAAAATCACTCGCATTTTGAATACGCATACTGGTAATCCCAGAGACATCAATGCCACGTTGTCCGCCAGAACTCATTTGAACTTTACACAGAATATAAACGACCAATGTACCAGGTAATGTCAAAGTATTGAGGTCCGGATGGTTTGCGGTCCAAGTCATCGGGAAGCGCTTCCTGGGAGAACTTCTTGACTTCCTCCGACGTCAAAGACCGAGGCCAGTACGACAGCTTGGCCAGGACACCGCTCCATCCTCCTCCTGCCTTGACAGTGGCATCATTCTGTTTCGGGAGTTGTGACAAGGTCCTGTGTTCCCGAAGCATTCCGTTGATGTAGACATCCACGGCATGCTGATCGACCACCAGTGCAAAGTGAATCCACTTCTGGGCAGGAATATTGGGAATCAACATCGTTTCCATGGTTCCAAAGGTGCTAATATTTACCAAAAGTGAGTTGGATGTCGAATCAATGTACAGTCCTGGAGCATCGTCCTTGGAGAAGATACGACGACGGTTTCCATATCCCACCGTAAAGTCTTTGACCAAGACCCAACACGCATAGGAATAGGTCAATCCCTCGGGTTGATTGTACGAAGGAGGGAGGACGATTCCTTCCGCACGCTCTACATCTCCACGGATAGAACCGGGAACAATTCGTACTTCACTTCCCGGGGAAACCACTGGATTTCCATAGGCAACCAAGTACATGATCGCAGCAACAACGATCACGACGACAACAATCGTGGTGGGGCTCATTGTATTACTTCGATACAAAACCCCGTGCAGTGAGTCGCAGGTTTTTGGCGGAAGGTGCTTCTTGTGTTGGTGGTGCGTAGATAGGATCCCCTGGAACATACACACGTTGCAGCATCGTCATATAGTCCATTCCTTGTTGCGCTTGAAGAATGTCCGGAGACATTGTACGGTTGCCAAGATTGTAGATGTAGTGAACTCGTTGGTCATCCGAACGATATTCATTTCGAAGGAATCCTGTACGAGACAGCGCCAGGGTCCATTCAAGATCTTCTCCTCGCATGGCATTTTTGAAGGGAATCAACTTGGCAATATCGGCGAGCATAGGATTGAGGTGGTTGGGCGGGCGTTGGAAGTGCTCCTTGGTTGCCATGGGATCCGTCACCTTTACTGCAGTGCTGTGCACAAAGAAATACTCCCGCATCCGTCCACGAAGACGCATGGTCTGATAGTTTCCACGGATCATGGCCCACACATCTTCGACATACGCATCGGTGATTTCGTCATCATCATCCACGAACGAGAGGTATTTGCCCCGAGCCTTTTCCAACAAGCGTTGGCGTTTCGTCCCGACACTGCTTTCGTAGTTGTCAAACTCCAAACAGATTTCCAACCGAAGCTCTGGGGCAAGGCGAGATACTTTCTCCTGAATCGATGCAATCAAGGCTCGAAGTCTCTGTTCTCTTCCCGGAATGGTGGGAATCAAGACAGACCAATCATACGCATACCTCTTTCGGCGAATGTAGGTCATCATATCCTCGGACCAAAACCGCTGATTGTGTTGGTAGAGCGCATCATTCTTCTGAGGAAATCCCGTTCCCGGATGCTCGTGCCGAATAATGCAAGAGGAAACGTACAAACACCGATCCTTCAAGTCTGTCCGGCAACGATCGCTGAGCTCTGTGTCGCAGAACAAACTCTTGTACTCGGGTTCGTAGATATTCCCAAGTTCTTCATACATTCGGCGGCCATAGATGCACAAGGTATTCAACTTCTCTCCTTGGCAACCATCATTGAACCACAGAATCCCATTCGTATCTGGGAATCGAGATATCATATGATTGCGAATCACATCATCCCATCCCGACACCTGTGGGATCATATCATCCGAGACCAAGACAACAATGTCCCAGGGATATTCCACTTCGGACATGTTTGCATTGCACGCTTGAATCTTGGACTTGTTCTGACCAAAAAAGACACGGTGCCAGGCCACCTGTTTCAAGGTTCGTTCCAGTTCTTCCTTTACAAGGTTTCGTGTCATCGAGGTGTCGTCCTCATCACACGAGACCGCAATCCCAATCTTGTCTTTTTGTGTTGCGAGTTGAATGTACTTCCCCAACGTAGATATCACTTGCTGGGGACGAGACCGTGTGGGGCATTTCAGGAGAATCTTCATTGAGTGGTTTAGAAAGTGAAGCTATTAAGTTCCTTTCCGGCCTTGTCCAACGTGGAGAATCGGAACGTGTATCCAAAGAGAGTGATGAAGAAGGAATCCTTGTCAACCGGTGTCACACCTCCTGCCGTTGCGGGAGGAGCGCACGTGGTTCCCTTGGCATGGAACTCCTTGGCGTCCTCGGGACCCAACATTGTGTTGTAGTAGTTGACATTGCACAAGCCTCCTGAGAATCCTCCACTGTCATTCAGGATGATATCTCCCACAGCAGGCTTGGGAATGGCACGGAGCACACAAGACTTCACCAAACGTCCGTTGATGTAGATATCCAAGTTGCGCTGGAAGACTGTCACGGAGACAGAGAACCACGTTTGAAGAGGCACGTTCTCCACCGAGCATGTTTCAATGTCTCCAGTGCTAGTTGCGTTCGCTCCTGCGCTGGGGAACAAACTGACGTCAACATTGAGTGTGTTGTCGGTGGGACTCAAATAAATGCGTGGGTTCATCACGGCCGCATTGCTAGGAGCCACACGCTTCAAGATCTCCTTGTTGGATCCAAACTTGTAGTCCCAATCCTTGAGGAACATCCAGTATTGAATCCCATAGTCACTCCCACCTGTGCTGGGGGCATCTCCGGCTGCAACGACGGTTCGTGTTTTTCCATCCACTGTGTTCGGTGCCACGTCTCCGGTGGATTTCGTTTCCCACAATGTCACACCTGGTTGCCCGTTCCATCGTTGGATGTAGTTGTAGAAGAGGATACCGATATAGAGCAACAAAAGCCCGCCGACAACAGTAATCACCATGGACAGATTTCCGGCTGCAGAGGAGGATGCTGGTGGAGCCACCGCCAGAAGTTGCGGTGGGGTGGCCACTCGTGATTGAAAGAGTCCCATTTATGTTTACGAAGGAACTTTCTTACGATTGTCTTGCTTAAAGCAATGGAAAACGGACGACCTCCCGGTCCTCAACAACAACCAATCATGTACTGTAACAACTGCGGTGGAAAAGGGCATCTCTTTCGAACATGCAAAGATCCAGTGTTATCCTGTGGTCTCCTCTTGATTGATAAACCAACATTGCCAGTCGTTCCTTCCAACGTTCACGTGTTGATGATTCGACGAAAAGACAGCATGAGCTTCGCAGAGTTCATTCGTGGCAAATACAATCCCGACGACAAAGACTATATCTCTGTGCTTGTGAAGAACATGACTTTGAAAGAGCAAGCCAGTATCGCCTCGGAGAGCTTTGAGACACTCTGGAGGCAACTCTGGGGCGACGATCGAGCCTCTGCGGATTTCGCTCCTAGTCGGGAACGTTACATTCAGTTGGATCGTGTCAAGCTGATGCGAGACAATCTGAGTGAATACACAGAACCTGAATGGGGATTTCCCAAAGGACGACGGATGCGAGGAGAAACAGATTTGGCTTGTGCGGTACGTGAGTTTGGAGAAGAAACCAACATTCCTCGGGAAGCCTATGTTGTCTTGAAGAACATTGTGTTTGAAGAGACCTTTGTAGGGTTGAACAATATCCAATACAAACATATCTACTTCGTGGCCTTGCTGAAGCAACCAGAGTTGATCAACCTGACACAACGTTTCACACCCATGCAACGGAGAGAAATCTCTGGGATTGCATGGAAGACGATGGAAGAGGCAGAGGCCTTGATTCGGCCCCATCATATTGAACGGTTGAGTATGTTAGAACAGTTAAAGTGTGCGATTGAAACCTTTGAGTCGAACTAGATGCGCCACCCCATGAGAACAACTGTCACGCAATAGGAGATGACTGCAAAGACGAAGACCCACCACCAAAGGGGGAAGACGGTGGCTTCCTTGTCCTGGGTCCCGAAGGGGCGAATCCGTCCCTCACGACCAAAGGCAATCGCTGGCTGGACAACCAAGAAGGCCGAAATGAGAAACAGATAAACTGTCACCATCAATACACGGTGATTCATTACTTAGTGATGGGAAGTTTTACATTCATCAAAAAAGCCGTGTGACTAAGTAATGACATATGTACTTCCCAATCGCAAGGCCTTTGCCGATGCGATCACTCGAACTCTTTTGAAATATCGAAAACTTGCGACAGATGCCGAGGATGCTGATGTGGATTTGTGTGCAGGAATGGGTGGGACCAATGTGCGAGAGTTGTTGCCCCACCAGAAAGTGGTGCGAGACTACCTGATGATGGAGACACCTTATCGTGGCTTGTTGCTGTACCATGGCTTGGGGTCCGGAAAGACCTGTTCCTCCATTGCTGTCGCAGAGTCCTTGCTGTCCAATCGCAAGGTGTTTGTCTTGTTGCCGGCGTCGTTGGAATCCAACTATCGGGGGGAACTGCGCAAGTGTGGAGATCCGTTGTACATGTACGACCAACATTGGAGGCAACAAACCTTGTCCGAAGACACCCGGGTCCTCGCCAAGAAGCTCGGCATTTCCGATGGGTTCCTCGATCGCAATCGCACGTTTTTCACCACAGTGTCCGGAGAGGCTCCCAACTATTCCACTCTTCCCAAACCTGCTCAGGAAATCATTGCCAAGCAGATTGAAGACATTATCAATCAACGGTTCACCTTCATTCGCTACAACGGTCTGTCCTCGGCTAACATTGGCAAGTACGTTCCGGCGGATGGATCCAATCCCTACTCGGGAAGTGTGGTCATTATCGACGAGGTTCACAACTTGATTTCCAGGGTGTCCAACAAGTCCGATATTACCCGTCCCTTGTACGACCTGATTTACAATGCCACGGATTGCAAGGTAGTGGCTCTGTCAGGAACACCGGTGATCAATCGTGCCAATGAAGTGGCCTATCTCATGAACTTGTTGCGAGGACCCATTGAACGGACGGTGATTCCTGTGAAGGCCATTCCTTCGTGGGATGAAGAACGTATGACGCAGGCGTTGCGTTCGATTCCGGATGTGGACAACATTGAATACAACGCTGTGAAGAAGTACATTCTGGTGACTCGCAACCCTCCTCACTTCCGCAGTATCTACAACGAGAAAGGTGATCGAACCGCTGTGCAATATGTGAAGGACTTGCCGTACATTTCCTTGGCAAGTGACTGGGTGGCTTCGTGGGCAACCAAGTTCCAGACAGATGTTGGAGGGGCAGAGTTGGCCACCGAGCGGATTACGACCGAGAAGTTGGATTGTCTTCCGACGGATTACGAGGAGTTTGCCAGTCTCTTCTTGGAAGGCTTGTCTATCAAGAACGGAATGCTTCTCCAACGCCGTATTCAAGGGTTGGTGTCCTATTTCAAGGGTGCCGATGAACGAATGCTTCCTCGCCGAATCGACGATGACAAGATGCTGGAGAAGGTGCCCATGTCCAACGAGATGTTCAATCACTACATGGCCATCCGTTCCGAAGAGATCAAACGAGATGCTCGTGCCAAGTTGAATGTGATGAAGGCCGAAGACAGTGAAATGAAGACCTTCCGTGTGAACTCTCGGTTGGCCTGTGACTATGCAGTTCCCCCGGCTCTGCAAAGCAAAGACGAAGAAGCCGAAACCGAGGATGCGGCTCCGGACAAGGCTGCCATCTTAGCCGCCATTGAAGCCGAACCTGGTCGCTATCTGACAGAAGCGGCCTTGGCCACGTTCAGTCCCAAGATGTTGAAGCTCTTGAAGAACATCCAAGAGGAAGGCGTCGAAAAGAACCAGCTGTTGTATTCCAACTTCCGCAATCTGGAAGGATTGGGCGTGTTTTCGGCCGTTCTCAAGGCCAACGGGTGGCAACAATACAAGTTGGCCAAGGAAGCCAATCAGTGGATCGAAGATCCCGCCTTGGATGCCGAGAAACCCGCCTTTGCTTTCTTCACAGGCAATGAAGACCCCGAAGAACGTGAGTTGATGCGACAGATCTTCAACGGAGTCGGATTCAGCGACAACTTCCCAGCCTCCTTGAAGGCTTCGGTCGAATCCAAACCCAAGAAGAAGTTGACCCTGTTCATGATTACAGCGGCAGGTGCCGAAGGTATCACCCTCAACAACGTGCGTCGGGTCCACATCTTGGAACCCCACTGGAATCCGGCTCGTCACGACCAAGTCATTGGACGTGCAGTTCGTTTGTGTTCTCACGCTCGGTTGCCCGTGGAAGAGCGAACAGTCCGAGTGTCCTTCTACTTGTCAGTCTTTACAGATGCCCAAGCCAAGTCCACGGAAGGCAACAATGTGGTGATGGTCCGCAGAACCGATATGGCCACCAAGCGATATGAAGGGGATCCTGTGGAAGTCTTTATGAGCACGGACGAATACCTCTACGAAAAGACGTGGGAAAAGGATCGGATTAACTCACGGATTGCCTTGTTGTTGAAACAAGCTGCCGTCGACTGCGAAGTTCATCGGAAACTCCATAGTCGGGAAAAGCCTGTGATTTCGTGTATGCGATTTGATAGTACAGTCACGGGCGAGGATCTAGCCTTCAAGCCCAATATCAAACAGGATGACTTGGACACGACCTATCTTCGCAACATGACACGCCGAAAGAGGCGACTCCAAAAGGTCAGTATCAAGGGAATGATTTTCCTGATTGACCCCGATACCAAGGAGGTGTTTGATGGTCCTGCGTTTGAGGACGAGAAGAGATTGATGCGCATGGGAGTTATGACATCACCGGTACAGATACAGTGGCTTCCTGACCTCCGGCTAGTGTAAGAATATCCTCCAACCAGTTATCGCACACCGTCGCCCAACTCTTGAACTGGTAGGCTTGCACAGCCTCTCGCTTTCGTTGAATGGTTTGCACGGCGGACATCATACTGGAGGCCATATCGTCTGCTGAAAAGGTGGGATACCAACAACCATGAGGCATGTTTCCGGGGAAATATCCACGACCGCTGGGGGGTACATAGGTGGCCACATCGGTTGGCAAGAATGTACGATACGTCCCGACATCTGTCACCAACTGAGGAGCGCCCGTATACATATGCTCCAACTGACACAACCCATATCCTTCGCCATCGGATGTATTCACACCGATGTCCGAGACGTTATACAGCTGATTGATGGCCTCGTCGTCCAACACCTGGGGAGGCGATGTATCCACGAGCATCATTCGAGGGACGTACTGCTTCGGGTCCAACTTCAACCCCTTCAGTTCCTCTACGAAGACACGCTGAATGTCGTAATAGGCTCCTGATTGAGGACTCAAGTTCGATGCAATCACAAGATATGCATTCGGAATCGTCTTCAATAAACGAACAAACCCTTGAATCGTCAAATCAAGCCTCTTGCGCTGACTGTTGCGATTGGCATTCAAGAAGATCACAGCATCCTCTGGAATATTCATTCCACGTCGGATTTGTTGACGCTGAGAAGGCGACATGTTGGTAAACACCATGGGATCTACCGCATGCTCCAATACCTTGATGTCGGGGTGAGATCCATAGGACTCCAAGTGCTTCTTCCAAAGCTGACTGAACGCATACAAACGATCCGCATGTTTATAAAGTTCGTCCATGATAGGCTGTGCAATCCCCTCATAGACCTGGTCGATATACAACCACAACTTGTAGGGAGACGTCCCCTTCTTATGCTTCATGCATTCGATAAACTTGTAGATGGTGATCGGATCGTTGTAGATCATCACAACATCGGGATTGACAGTGTCAATGTATTCGTGAATCTTGTTGAACCCGAATCCATCCTCCTTGGGATCCTCGTTGGCGGCGGCATCATACGAGACCACACCGTCTGGATACTTGCGAAGCCCTGCACGAGAGGGATGACGCTGGAATCCAAAGTGGAAGGTCTTCACAGTGGGTGCCAAGGATGCTAGTTGCTTCACGAGATTGAAGCTGACCTTGGAATATCCGGTGGTTTGATCAATGTGGGTACTGATGAGTAAAAATCGCATTACATTGTATGCGAATCTCTTGCGTAAATCACAAATGCAGGTAAATTCCGCACAAGACTACCTCACGTCCAGAAAACGCCAGATCATTGCTGCGACCTACCAGTCAATCGCAGACCCTCCTCAAAACCGAAGGACGAATGAGATGTACACGAGCGTTGTGGCAAACGCTGCCCAGCAACGTGAGAGATTTGTGGCCCCGTTCCAGGGAGCCAACGGAGGTCGTATCGGTGGTGCGACCTACACCAGTCGGTGCTGCTTGGCAAGTACTCCCTTGGCCTTGGGGATTGTCGTGGATTCGGGAGTGGTTCGTTTCAACGTGATTCCGCCGTTGAGTGCGACACTATCCTCTCGCCGTATTGTGTAATGGATGGGGAGTTCTGTCTTACAGTGCTCGTTGGTCTATTCGGTGGGTTCGTCTTTTTACGATGGCTTCACGCTATGGAGGAATCAAGCTAAACATTACGCCCAGTATACTACAAATATGCCCGGAGGCCTTTTACAACTCGTGGGGACAGGCGCACAAAATGAGTTAGTCAATGGAAATCCTTCCATGACTCATTTTCGTTCCGTCTATCGCCGTCATACCAACTTTGCGATGGAACAGATTCGATTGGTTATGACATCGTCGAATCTTGAGTTCAACACGACAACCACCCGAACCTTCTCGTGCAAAATCGAGCGGATTGCCAATCTTCTTCATGACTGTTATTTGGTGTTGACACTCCCGGACATCTGGTCGCCTTTGAAGTACACGAGTACAGCAACCATGCCTGCGGGGTATGACCCCCGCTCTAACTCGATAGGATACGAGTTTCAGTGGGTTCGCAATCTGGGGTACAATCTCATCGACTCCATTGAACTGACGATGAACGGTCAGGTGATTCAACGCATGACGGGAGAATGGATGAAGATGTATTCCTATCTGACGCATGATGCCAACAAACGCAAGATCATTGATCAGATGGTCGGCAATGTTCCTGAGTTGTATGACCCTGCCAATGCGTATGACCGCATCAATCAGTACCCTCATGCAATCACCCCTCTTCCCGCTCCTGCTCCCCTTCCTTCGGCATCCCCACAGACACGAACCCCAGAGCCCAGTATTCGGGGTCGTCAGTTGGTGATTCCTCTTCACTTTTGGTTCTGCGAAAATCCGGGTCTGGCATTGCCCTTGACCAGTCTCCAAAACACGGATGTCTATATCAACATCACTGTTCGGGCCTTGAATGATTTGTACAGCGTGATTGATGTGAATCCTGCAAACACAACCACCTTTGGGCAGCGTGTGGCTCCCGTGAACTACCCTATGCAGTTGTTCTTGTCTCCCCCCAAGCCCAACGGCGATCCGTTGAATACAAGTGTGACGACGTGGATTCCCGACTTTTATGTGGAGGCCAACTACATCTATTTGACCGAGATGGAGATGAATCAACTGGCCAGAGCTGATCAGACGTTCTTGGTGAAGACCTTAAAATATGTGAACAAGGAAGGTCAGTTTGGAGGCAACACTGAGTTGGAAATCCCCATGTTCAACTTGGTGACACGCATTGTCTTCTTGTCACAACGTTCGGATCGTCGCTTGGTCAATGATTGGGACAATTATACCAACTGGGCCAATCCCAAACGGGCTCCCTGGAGTGCCATTAACTCGGATGTGGATACCTCTTTGTACTCGTCGGGTCAGCAACAAGTCACGTCTGTCGCCCCTCGGGATCCCATTATTGATGGAGTCCTGTTGTTCGATGGAAAAGAGCGCTTCACTCCCAAACCCTTACCGTTCTTCTCCCTTCAACAGATGTACAAGTATGCCACCGGCCAAATCACAGAACTCCCAGGAGTCTATCAATATTCCTTTGCGCTAGACCACGATCAGTATCAGCCCAGCGGTGCTGCGAACGGAAGCATGTTTAACAAGATCATTCTTCGAGTGAGTCTACAAACACCCTTGCCGTTATCAGTCACCACAGAGTCTGCACCCACGACGACGATCGTGTGCGTGTTGACCTCATCATTGTTTAGTGGAAGTCCCGTAGAGATTCCCGCAGCCAATGTCAACTTAGTCGATCCCAAAACAGGCAAACCGTTGTATCCCCCTGGAACGATCACGACAGTGGTGAAGTCGAACAACAATGTGATCTTTACCTTCACCTACAATGTGGGCGTCTATGTAGAAGCTATCAACTTCTTACGCATCGTCTCGGGTCTCGGCAATCTCGTCTTCGCATCATAACAATGACAACGATTGAGGCTGCATTTTGGGGAGATGAGAACTCTACCAAAAATGTGACGAATGTCTTGAAAGACAAAATAGAAGGAAACAAAGTTGTTGTGAACAGTGTGGATGACAAGTTGATTCCTGCGTTTACAGTCGCTCCCAAAGGTGAACTCACGGGCAAAGACGTGGAAGAGATTCGTTCGAAGGCCGAACAGGCGTGTGGGGGTCCGGGGGCAGATCAAAACTGTATAAAGCTGCGAACGTCTGATTTCACACAACAAGCCCTTCAAGAAAAGGCAGAAGGAGACATCGCAAACACACCGGTCCTCAAGGGAAAACGATTGACTGTCAGACTTCGAGATCAGAATGGAAAAATGATTGAAAGAGTTGTTCCCGAAAATGGCAAGTTAGAAATCGACGGACTGGCTCCGACCGGTCCGAAAGAAGGTATTTTTTCGATGAAGTTTCTAACCGAGAATCTCTTGACCTTTCTAGGGGTTTTCATTGGAATGTTTGTATGGGTCTTCTCGGTTGTGGCAACCTATACTCTGTTTTCCCGGAATGGATGGGGCCGATGGGCAGCCATCGGACTTGCAGTCGTCGCCATGATTGTTCCGGGTTCTGGATTCTTCCTGATTGCATACTTTTTCGGATGGACATTTGTCAACAAATATGTGGAGTTGTCTTCACAAAAGTAGGAAACGCAACGAAAAATATTGAGTCGTCGTAACAATGTTAGAACTTCGCTGGATTGTCGTAGGAGTTGTGACGGGACTTTTGTTGTCGACTGTCTTCATTCCGCCCACTCGAAAGACCAAATCAGTACCGTCTCCATATGACAAGAGTGTGTATCACACAGACACGGGGTGTGTTCGCTTTACGGCTGTCGAAGTCCCGTGTGTTGCAGAAGCTGACTCATTGAATCTCTTGGCGAGTAACAATGGTAAAACTTTTGGAAGCGCTTAATCGTGCAAGCCCGTTCTTTTCTTTCATCGTAGGACTGGGTGTTTCTGTGATATTGTTTCATCGAAACTTTACCAGCATTCGGACGTTAGCCTTACCCCTGAAGGATGCCACTGAAAAAGTTGTCAAGTCCGATGGGAAATGTTGGAGGTACCGCGTGGAGGATGCCAGTTGTGAAACCTCTCCATAGAAGATAAATGGACGACGCAACACCTCTTGACAACCTTCTTCCTCAGGGTCCTCAGTCAGCTCCTCCCATGGTGCCTCAACCCAGTATGGGCATGGCCCCCTCTTCAGGAATGGCTCCAACTTTCAAACCGAGTCTTCCGGCTATGCGGTGGATGGCATCGTCCTCCACATTGTACATTGCCTTCTTCTTGGCCGCCGCCATCATTTCCTTGTCCGCCCCCCGTCATCTCCTTCTCCAGTATGTGCCGAATGCCTACACGGGAGCCGGTGTGGTGAGCTACACGGGTGCCGCTGTCTTGGGTGTGGCAGCAGTCGTCATCACCAATGTCATCAATAGTTTCCTCTCACAGATTTTAGGGTAAAAGAATAATGTGGTTCATTACAGCCCTGTTAATCACAATTGTGGCATTTTTCGACACCTACTCTGCACTGAGCCTCTTATGGTTGTCGTACTTGCTGAGTTTCTTTTTCTAGGTTAGCGAAGCAGATAGTAGAACCATAGGAGATTCACCGAGACACACCACGTGCTCCCCCAGGTTTCATACTTCCAATGCTTGACTCCGTAGTACAACAACAATCCTAAGAAGAAGAGTCCAACTCCTGGAGGATACAAGATATACGTGACAGCAAACAACGCCACCCAATAAGGAATCGAGGTCATACTCCCTTCATCCAGCCAGTCCCAACGAAGATGTCCATCTTCTGCGACTGCGAAGGACAAATTCCGACTTCCTGCCAAGAGTTCCAACAATCCTTGGAGGACCACATAGGGAAGAATCCAAGACATACGACCGGCTTCCACCATTCCTGCCACAGGTTGTGCATAGATGGCGAGTTTCCCGGCGATCGCCAGTAGACGTTCATCGACAGCCCCCATCCATTGGAGCCCTTCAATCAACTGCATCTGGACAACCACCAGAGGGAAGATGAATGATTTCAAGGGTTGCCCTTGGGACCACAAGAGGAGAGCGGAGGCCATTCCAAACCCCCATGTGAGGAACGACACTTCTGCGGAGTAGCACATTATTACTACACACCAAAACGAAACTGTAGAGCGCAAATGGATTGGATTCATAGAGAATGCCCCAGTTTGAGTTGATGTTTCCTTCCAGTGAGTGTGAGATGTATAATGATGCGTATGAGACGCTGACCCGGTGTAACTTGTGGGATTGGCTTCGTGAATTCAAGCCACATGCCAATGAGGGATTCTTGTTTGCCAATCACCCCAATCTAGAAATCCTCCGTAAGGAAATGAAGTATCGAGGCCATTCCGGAGGAAGCTTTGCCACCACCATGCGAGTGATGGAGTTGATTGCGAGTTACGGAGGATGGGATGGATATCTGGAAGCTCACCAGAAGAGATGGCCAAAGGAACGTCCTGTATGTTTCTGTCGTCACAAGCAAGGATTGTCACTGGGTTGGTGTGGAGTCGCCAGTGGAGGCGTTCCGGGATGTGAATATTAAACGAATCGCAAGAGTAGAAAGGAATGAACAGACCTGTCTATCTCCAACAACCGCCTGCATGGTTCAGTAGTCGGATTCTTGTCGGACCCGGGGAGATGTTAACCCCTTTTTTTGTTACCCGAAATCGGATTAGCCACGTTATCAACTGTGCCCAGGACGACTATTGTCCCACGTGGTGGAAAGTTCGACACTCCGACAAATACGTGGTGTTGAATGCCATTGACAGTCACTACCACAACATTCTGGATTGGTATCCGGCCTTTGAATACGCACTTCGTATGTTCCTTCGGGATGGACCCTTGGATGGGGTGGTCTACGTGCATTGTCAAGCCGGAATGAACCGGTCGGCTTCGTTGGCTCTTGCGTATGTCTGTAAGAACTATGGGTTGCCGTTTGAGGGAGTGGTGTCGGCCGCCCGTCGGCAGCGTCCCTGTGTGTTACAAAATCCAGTCTTCATGACACAAGTAAGAGAGTTCATAAACCATGGACATCTTTCGAGTGCGCAAAATACGAGACTCGACGTCGACCGGGTCCACGACGGGAACTCTGGACTCTTTACACCAGACAATCGTTCAGGGACTGAAAGAGTCGAAGACACAACAAGTGTCGCTTCAAGAAGAACTTGATGCGTTGAGGGCCGAGATTTCGGCGTTGTACGAAAGCAACACGATTGACAACATTGCCAAGGCCACCAAACTTCAAACTCGATTGAGATCCATTGAAGAAGAGTTGGCGCATGCACATCCTGTCGAAGAATACTATTTGAAGAATATGGACTTGCTCGATGACTATTACAAACGGGCCGATGCAGGATCCATGGCTCCTGTGGTGGCTCCGAAGGATGCAAACACCTTCTTGAAGTTCTTTGAACAACCCTCGGTAGAGACCAATGGACCCACTCGCAAACAGATGTACGACGAATATGTCCAGCGAATGAAGTTGTCTGCCGGACCCGAGGCGACTCAGTTGATGACTGAGCACTGTGACAACTGCAATACCGCTCGGGAAGAGATTAGTTCGGAAGGGATTCTGGTGTGTCCCTTGTGTGGGTCGGAAGAATATGCCTTGGTGGTGTCCGACTTTCCTTCCTTCCGGGATCCTCCCAAGGAACGCAACAACTACGCATACAAAAAGATCAATCACCTGAATGAGATTCTGAACCAGTTCCAGGCCAAGGAATCCACGGTCATCCCGGAAGAAGTCATCAATGAAGTGGTCTTGGAAATCCGGAAGAGACGAATCAACAACATCGCAGATCTCACAGAGGATGACATCCGTCAGATCTTGAAAAAGTTGAACCGAAGCAAATACTACGAGCACCGGGCCCACATTCTGTCACGGTTGAATGGCAATCCACCCCCGACCATTACGCCGGAGATTGAAGAAAAAATACGCACGATGTTCCAAGACATCCAAGCACCCTTCCTGCTCTACTGCCCTAACGATAGAACAAACTTCCTATCGTATTCATACATCTTGTACAAATTCTTCGAACTCCTCGAACTAGATGAATATAAAGTGTACTTCCCATTATTGAAAAGTCGCGATAGATTAATCGCACACGATACCATCTGGAAGAAGATCTGTGACTATTTGCATTGGGAGTTCATTACAAGTGTCTAACCCGGAAGCGAGTGAGTGGAGACCCACTTTCCATTCACTTCACATTCGCACTCTCCCCATCCATCTCGATGACCGTGGGGAAGTCCGAGACGTCTGTAGTGCTCGTTTGCGACACCACATGGGCCTCCAAACGTTTTGCCATCTCCCATGACGAGTCGGTCACGATGGGCATCGTAGGTGGCATACAGAATGCTGCCGTTCTTCGGCATGTAATGGCGAATGCGTTGTCCGTGTGTGAAGCACTTGGACATTTCCCGGCATCCCCTTCCGGCGGGAGGTTCGGGAGCAATGGACCAATCGAAGAGGATATGGGTCTTCTTCACGAAGATACCTGCTTCGTTGACGGTTGTATCGGATCCCGGAACAATGGTGACATTGGGGAACTTTTCCCGGAGGGCCTCCACCAAGTCTGTGAAAGGAGGTGGGGTGTAAATACTGTATCCGATGGGAGGATACTTGGATTGATAGGCATCTTGCTTGACAAGGATAGACGTTTCTCCAGCTTCGGCGGCAGGGATCACATATTCCTTTGCGACCAGTTCAACGGTGTTGCGGAGGTCTTTGGCCTTCCTGATTTCATGCAGAGCACGGAGTTCTTCGGCGGTAATGGGACGATTAGACATTTTGGGAGACGTCTTTGTTGGTTGGATCTCACGAATCCGTTTTAAGACCAATCGATGATAATGTGTGACTTCCGTTCCACTACGGTATTCTCTTGAAGGATGGGTTTCAACCCTGCGGTCACGGACGCATCCGGAAACTTGGCTTTGAGGGCTTCCATCAACACTGGAAAAGAAGGGGGATATTTCACAGGAAGCAAGTGGGGGTATTTGTTCTCTGTGACAAAGGCTCGTGTTTCTCCTGCTTCTGCGGCAGGAATCACGTACATCTTCGCAATGTACTCTACGGTTTGCCGAAGGTCTCTCTCCCTTCGTTGTTGTTGAAGATTCCGGAGTTGTTCCACAGTGATGGGCTCCATTTAATTAGTAGGATCTAAGGATTCTGATTTTCGATTCTCCCACCAATCATTCATGGCCATCTCCATGGCTTCCTGGTCATTTTGCAGGCAGTAGATGTCCATCCACGAGATCGACCAATCCTTCCACAAGGCCTCTGTGATTTTGACTCCGTTGGAAGCGCCCCATTCCTCCAAATCCTCTCGACTCCAAGCGTGGAAGATGTTCCCCAGTTCACGCTTGTATTCGTCTCGTTGCTTCCGAAGTGTTTCAATCTCCTTTCGGAGTACTTGAAGTTCCTTCGCAAGAGTTGAAAGTTGTTCGACAAGATCTGACATACATGAAAATATTTGTGATACATGCAGAGTCCGTTTTCGTGTTCAACACGTTTAAACGATAAAGTATTCGTAACACATACAATGTTATCGATTACAGATACGATATACAATGGTCAGGCAATGCAGGATAAGTTTGTGATGACTATGTTGCGTCATAAACGCAATGGTACGTTCCTAGAGTTGGGTGGAAACGACCCATGTGTGATCAACAATACATATCTTTTGGAATCGAAATATAACTGGAAGGGTATTATAGTAGAGCTTGACACACGCTTCAAAATATCCTATCTGACTAAGAGACCGAATAGTCATCATGTCTTTCAGGATGCAACAACTGTCGATTATGTGTCTTTGCTAAAGAAACTTGACTATCCAAACACGATTGACTATTTGCAGATTGATTTAGAACCGGGCAATGGTTCAACGTTGAAGTCACTAAAAAACCTCGATAAGAACGTATTCGACACTTACAAGTTCGCAACAATCACATTTGAACACGATATTTATATGGCATATTCAAATAACCAAATGTTCAAACAGACACGTGACGAATCGAGAACTATTTTCCAGAACCGTGGGTATGTGCGAGTCTTTAGCGATGTGAACAATGATGGGTGGCTAGAGAACGATGAACACCGTGAACGATTGATTTCTGGGAAAACGGTTACTGCTGGAAACTATTCAGGAAAAAATCCATTCGAAGATTGGTATGTACATCCAGATTTAGTTGATATGAATTATGTGAACTCGATTCTTGAAAAGAACGCAAACAACTACACATATCATCCAGTATGTCAGAAGACGATAAACTTTGAAAGAATTCAATATTAGACCAAACAGAGTTGGGTTTCCATGCAGAGTCCGTTTTGGCTCAATCCAACTCATAGCCCTTGATATGGGTCTTTGCGAAACAGTTGGGGGAGTAATGACTATTACGCCCACAGCGGTAGCAGCACCCGGACTTCTTCTTGGGGATGTAGGTTGATGTCGTTTCGGTCGTGCCATTTCGATCAATCTTCTTAAGAACAATGACGGTCTTGCCGTTGCCGTACTTGACGATATAGAGAGACTCCATTGTGACTGTTGGGGACGTCCTACCTCTCACATCACTCGTGAATCCGTTTTGGTTTACACATGATTTTGCCTTAGCAAGCAATGGACGAGGAAATCAAACAACTACAAGCCAGGATTCAGGAACTTGAACGGCAAAAGAAAGAGGAAGAGGAAAGGAACCGTGACCCATTCCGACATCTTCGCCAACGTATCAAAGATCACACGGAAGAAATGAAAATATACAATCCAAAGAATGGGGAGCATAAAGACGCCATTCGGATTACACTTCGTGAAATAGAATGCGATAGATCTATTCTTCAAGCAATCGAGTCTCTTCAAGCAGAAGTCAAGGAACTTCGGAAGCAACTTCCCAATAATCGTCAGATTGCGAATGTCGATTGCTTTGTACTTAGTGCTTAGTGGTCTAACTCCTTCGCATTCAGCGTAGAGGACCAAGCAAACAACCACAATCCAGAGGCTTCACACTTGAGACCCACGGCCTGCGTGAGTTTGTTCTTTGGACGACGTGACATCTCTTCGTTGAGCCGTTCCAAACGGATCAGGAGTTCCTCTGCAGAAATGTGGAGTTCCTTCATGAGACGCACAAACTCTTGGGTGAGATTGTCACGATTGTAGTTGGGACGATTCGGTCTTCCAGAACCTGATCGAAGTCTTGGATACCTAGCGCAGAATGTATCCACCGCGTTCAACACCGATGTCACAGAGTCTTCTGCGTGAGAGTCTATGTACAGGTCTGGAACAGACACAGCTTTGTTCAATCGAAAGAACTCGGCCTTGACCATGTCGTCTGTTGCATCCCACAATACGTCTACCAAAATCTGTGCCATATCCGTTGGCATTCCTTCTTTGAGGGCTTCTCGACGATGATTCGATTCATAACAAATCAACTGATGATCAATACACGCAAGATAGATGAGTCCATCCACTCGCTTGGACTGTTTCATGAACTCACGAATCTCGGTAACTCGTTCGGGATCCGGCGGGCGATTGAACTTCCAAGTTGTAATCGGAAGGTCATTGAACACCTTGATGGGAACCCAATAAACATGATGTGATCCATGAGGGGCTCCCGTGGCGTTGTCAGCGAGGAACTTCTGAATAAAAGACTGCATTACGATGTTAAGTGGCTAGCTCATAAATCCATTTTGAACCCAAAACGGATTTGTAAGTCCTACCACCAAGATCTGTCCCCAAAATGTCTGCCCTTCGTGTTCTCGTATTCTTTGAAAATGCGGAGTTGGATCCCACAATCTTGTCGTTGGACGAGAAACATCGCATCATTGATTCCTGCAATGCTCTTTGGAAAACAGCCGAAACCAAGGTTGTCAAATATCGTACACTCCCAGCAGATGATGGTGAGTTGTATGTGATTCCCGGTGACTTTGACGAGTGTCGGTGTTCGGACTCAGAGGTTACCTTGGGAGACAAGCTCGGTGAGTTTGATTATGACGATCACCATTTCTATCGAACGATGCTTCCAGAGAACATTGAGACCAAGTGTATTCTCTACGTAGAGGACGATGGGATCTTGCGTGAACGAAAAATGGTGGGAGGCATCCATCCTCTGTTTGAAGGATTGTATGCCCGCTTTGAGATCGTACACTGGGAATCCACCTAACGCCTTCCTCTCCGACAGTACTTCTCTGTATAGTCTTCTTCATAGTCTTCTTCGCCTTCTTGGCAGATTGCACAGTCCCCTGCACAGCGAGAATTTCCGCACAGGTTGTATGTATCCTCCCACAAGGGAGTCGTCTCCTTTTTCAGTTCCTCTGCACGTTGAAGAAGGGGGCCCAACGTCGTTTGAAGGTCTTCCATCTTTTCCAGAGTGGCCTTGGTTTCCTTGCAAAGGACTTGTATGTCTTCGTGTATTCGCTCTAACTCTGGTTTGATCGTTTCCCAGTCTATTCGTAAGACCATCAACAGGATATTCCAACCCACCTTCGCATTCTCCGGTACTTTCGCCACTGCCACCGCCATTGAAATAATTATTCCATACACAGAAATCGTCCGTTTTACTCATCCTCCTCATCGGGTTGAACCCCTCCAGGAGGTGGTGAAGAAAACCCAGGAACCAAGGGTTGACTGAGCGTGGGGCAGTGAGTGGCCGTGTGTCCACCCTCCCGACAGACAGTGCAAGGGATGTTGTCCATAATTGAAAATTTACACGTCATACATCACTAAACCGTTTTAAATCTCATCGCTGCCATCATAGGCATGAGAATCCATACAATATGCACATCCAGAACACCGGGAACAGTCTTCCCGATTGTCCTCCCAGTTGTTGGGATCCGCCATCAGTTCTTCTCTCTCCAGAGCTTCCAATACATCCACAAGCTCGTCTTGTAGGTACCTCCAATCTTTGAGCAGGGATTCCTGCTCCGAGGCTGGGAGTTCGGTGTCTTCCATCTGTGATTCTAGCTCCGCAATCTCTGCGAGGAGCCAGTTCATACGTTCGGTGTTGAAGTCAGTCATTCTAGTGTGGGAAACAGGAGTGGCCGGGGGCATCACCTATGTTTCCTGATACTCACGAATCCGTTTTGAAGCGTTTATTGCTTCAGGATGCCATGCTGAACGAACTTGTGGACAAGTGCGAACACGACGGCGTGGGTGGCAGCCTGAACGGTGGGGGTGGAACCAGGGGGGAGGGCGAGGAGGACCCCAGGGGTGAGGAGGAAGAAGAGGATAGCAGTTGTCACAAGATACCACATTTGTTTGTTCTAGTTTGCGAAAATCTTCTAAAACTGCATGAGGCAGGGGCCATCCGAACGGTAGTTGCCGGGACACCTCTTCATTTCAATCGGAGCCGGTTTCATGAGATTCCACGATGGGAAGGAACTGGCTTCAAATCCCTCTTTGGAAAATACCGCAGAGGCTCCTCCCTTGGCACCGGGAATACACTTGTCAGGGCCGGAGACACATCCAACGCCCGGACAATAGGTTTGACTTCCAGGACAGACGCCCGTGGCTTCACCCCCTGCCCGAGACATCACAAGAATGGCGATCACCACGACCACCAGAGCAATCGGTGCCCACTTGGGAAACTTGAGTTTCATTTGTTTTAGCTCAATAATACTTCTTTTGGACGTAGCGAACATCGGACTTGAAGGTGCGACTCTTCTTGGGGGAGGTACGACGAGTGTACACGGCCACCGCATTCAACTTGCGCAGAGTGGAAAGCTTTCCATACTTGGCCACGGCACGATCGACTGCACGATGCCGAGTGGAAGGCTTGGCACTCACGCTGTATCCCAACGAAGACAGTTCGCCTTGCTTGAGTTTCCCGATGGTAGGCTTTCCGGTTCCTGGGAAAACACGAAGGGTTCTTCTTCTGCGACGATCCTTGTATCCCTTTCGGCGCATGGTTCCAGGAAGACGAGGAAGGTAGTTCAAAAGACCTGACGGTTCTTGTGGCATATTACTCTACTGCAGGACTATTCTTCTTTGCACAGGCGCCACATCCCGGTGCTGCAGGTTTCTGTTGAGCTGTCCACATGTACATGAAAAACACAATCAATGCAAGCAAGAGGAGCCAAATCCACATTTATTTCTCCGCAAGAGTCTTGTGTTCTCGGACAAACTCGCCGGTGGATGTTCGACGAACAAGATACACGTGGTGACCCACTTTTTCTGCGATGGTTTCGGTCAATTCAGGATGAGAACGCAGATATTCTTCGGCCAGGATCCACTTGTCGGTAGAACATTGGCGGGAGATTGGAAGGGACGGCGGTGGGATGGCAAGCGGACAGAAGTACCGTGCACCGTATCGACAGTTGGTACAGATCATATTTTCACATCCATTGCACGGTTTCACGTGACGGATGTAGCCAGTGAGAGATTGACAAGAGGGACAAGGGGCCATGTCTTCTTCGGGAGGACGAGGAGTATCCGGTCGTTTCACTTCCATTGATACGTTTTGAGAGAAAACGGATTCGTGAGTGTCAGGAAAGGAGGACTGTCCCCCCAGATACCATGGATCTTCGCCCTACCCTGGATGTTGTCAACCTAGACGCCCCTCGCCGTGTGTATACGGAGAGGAAGAAACGGATGAAGGCTGCTCTGACTACCCTGTCGAAAGAAGACAAGAAACGTCTCACCCACGTGATGTCCCGTTATCGTCGCAAGCAAAAGAAGCTGTGGGGGAGGTCAGTGTCCGACCCCGATCCATATGATTCCCATTACGTGTTCTTCTGCTTAGAGGGGAAGCGTGAGAAGTAGATAACCATGGGAATCCCCTACTACATTGCGTCACTCTTGAAGACGCACAAGCATATTCAGCAGAGATGTCTTTCCATTCAGGACGTGGATTGTCTTGGCATTGATTTCAATTGTTTTATTCACGCCTACCTTCGCAATGAGAATCCCATTGGAAGTTTGGTCGTGGCCTTTCATCATCTGGTCACAGAGATTGTCAGAGCCAAACAAGTGTATGTGGCGTTTGATGGATTGGTGCCGTATGCGAAGATGGTCCAACAACGCTATCGTCGTATGCGGAAGGGGGATTCGACCGGATTTGACAAGCATCAGATTTCACCCGGGACACCGTTTATGAAGGAGTTGGCGGAGACCCTCCGCTTTTTGCATCCCAACATTGTGGTCTCGGATACATTGGAACCTGGGGAAGGAGAACACAAGATTTTTACATGGTTGCGGACACTCCCCGAGGACCAACGCAGAACTACCTGTATCTACGGATTGGACGCTGATTTGGTGGTGATTGCGTTGGCCCAGAGTCACCTGTCAGACATTCAACTGTTGCGGGAACAAGAGAATGGTCAGTATCACTCTCTGAACATCACTGCCTTGAAAGCAGTGTTGCCTACCGATGTCAACACCTTTGTTCGCATGAGTCTGCAGTTTGGAAATGACTTCCTGCCCAACTTGGCGATGTTCTCTCTGCGAGAAGACGGATATTCCAGGGCCGTCTACCATCTCAAGAGCAAACCTCCGACCAAGCAAGATGAGATGGGTGTCTTACGCAAGAGAGCCAAAGAGACAGACCGCAGGATTGTGGCGTCTGATTTGCATGCCTTGGAACAACGATTTGCCTGTCAGCTAATGGACGGTGTGTTGGATTGGGCACCTGTGTGCTATGCCTATCGCAAGACCTGTGCGTGGGTCTATCACTATTTTACGACCTCCGAAGTCCTGGACTGGAACTGGGTCTATCCCTATCCCGAAGCCCCGTTGATTTCCACGATGCAAGACTTTGACGTCCCCGAGTCGTTCACCTGGGATGCCCCACAGCCCACGTTGACGGTGGAACAACAACTCCAGTTCATTCTTCCCGAAGCCAGTTTGCAGACGGCGGGAGGAACTTCTGTGTGGGTGGATGAGTTGTATGATGAAGAAACCGAAACTCGTCATCCGTGGATGCGGCGATTTGCGTGGGAGAATGATCCGTGGGTGTCACTTCCCATGGGGCCGCTTACCTCCGTATCCGAATGCCCGTTGCTGTAAGACGGAACGATTGAACCGGAGGACGGATGGCTGGACGAACCGGAGTTGCTTCCCGAGGCGTTCGTTCCATGGCATCTTGGGGAAGCACGACCACATCCGCTGCCAACGTGACTTCAAAGTTGTTGTCTCGAGGCCCAAAGTATTCTCGTTCGATCTTGTTCATCTCGGCAATCTTTCGGAGGGCTGTCATTCCTGTAATATCTTGATGGATTCTCCAATGACGTGTAATGTGATTCAAATAGGAAATGCGATAGTCCCGAGCCGGACGGGTTCGGACATTGGTTTTCAAGAGGTTCATGCAGGATTCGACGTCTGGGTGAACCGGTTTGTAAAGACGACGATTCACAGCATTGTGAGCTCGAAAGGTAAACATGGAGAAGGTTTGTCGGGATGTCAACATGTTCGGAAAGGTTTGACGGTAGTTTGCCAACATGGTTGTGAAATGCTCTCGACACGATGGACACGTGATGGTGTCTCGGAACATATCCAACCATAGGTTCATCAAATCACGTTCTCCTTGTGTGGGTTGTTCTGGATACGACGTTGCGACGGAATGAAGAGTCATCCATCCTAAGGGACCCCAAACGGCAGTCATTATTTAGGCATCAGAAATCATCCCTGCTCCTTTAGCGTTGATGAACACCTCACGAACCAGTTTTTCATCCTTGGATTTGAGGTCAAGTTTGTTGCGGCGAAGGGTTTCGTGGATCTTATGAAGGGGCATCTTTCTGGCTTCTTCTTCGATCTTGTTTCGACGGGTCTTCTCTCCCTTGTGTGTGAGAATGCGAAGGGGAGGCGAGGAGGTGGGGTCACGAACGGCTTCAAACCGGGGCTTGTTGCGGGCGGTCTTTCCACGCTTCAGAATGCCAAACTTGGGCTTCTTTGAGAGGTCTGGCTTTCTCTTGCGAGACTTTCCACCTTCCTGTTTCTTCGGGGCAGGAGGAGGGGCCTCCGCCCCAACCTTGATAATCTTGACACCACTCATTGTTTGTTGGTCAGACTCTTTTCATCGTCCAAAACGGACATAAGCGGTTTACGGACACAGATCAGCATATAGCTACCATGGAGTGGGAAGCAGTGAAGTCACACTTTGCAAATGGCGTTCGCAGATTGGTGGATCATCAGGTGGATTCCTATGAGGACTTTGTTCGCAACAAGCTCCCCCTGATCATCCAGTCCACCGCTCCCATCACGGTGTGGCACGAACAGAACCCCGATATCAAGAAGTACAAGTATGAGTTCCGGTTGTCATTCGAAAAGGTGACCTACATGAAGCCCCGTATTCAGGAAGCCACAGGTCGTGTGAAGCCCATGCTCCCGATGGAGGCCCGTGTGCGCAACTTCACCTATGCAGCCCAGATGTACGCCGACGTTCGCTTCACGGCCAGGACTTACAAGGGAGCAAATCTGGATACGTATGACGAGGAATCGAGGGTCTTTGAGGGCATTAGTCTTGGGAAGTTGCCTGTTATGTTGGGGTCTTCCTTGTGTCTTCTTAAGGACTACCCATTGTCCCTCGAGCAATATGGCGAGTGTGCTCATGACCCCCTGGGATACTTCATCATTCACGGATCTGAACGAACCATTCTCTGCCAAGAAAAGGTTGCCGACAATCGAATCATGGTCTTCCAGTCTAAGAAAACATCTTCGAAACACAGCTACTCAGTAGAGATGAAGTCTCTTCACGAGTCGTTTACGATGCCGCCCAAGAAGTTGGAGATCCGCTTGTCTTCCAAGTTCAATGGATTTGGATATCCTCTCTTGGCCTGTGTTCCTCGTTTCCGGGAGGACATTCCCGTGATGGTCTTCTTCCGTGCCTTGGGAGTTGTGAAGGATACCGAGATTGCCAAGTTGGTCTGGGGCAGTCTCGAGGACAACAAGGTGGAGTTGCTGGCGGCAAGCTTCCGTGACTGTGCAGAAATCAATGTGTTCTCCCAGGAGGAGGCGATTACCTACCTGTCTCACCATCTCCAATATGGCACCAATCAGGAGGACAAGTGTGCCTATGTCCGCCAGCTGTTGGGTAGTGAATACCTTCCTCACGTGCGCTTCGCAGGAGAGACCGTAGGACCCGCTGTCTTGAACTCCCGCAAGTGCTTGTTGACGGCTTCGATGATCCGCAGGCTGTTGCTCACGAACCAAGGCAACATTCCTCTGGATGACCGTGATGCGTACCCCAACAAGCGGGTGGTCACCACGGGTGCTCTGCTGACACACTTGTTCCGTCAGCTGTTCCAGAAGGTATGTAACGACACCCGCAATGAGTTCGTCCAGGAGGTCAACAATGACGCCTGGAAGAGAGGAGAGAGTGGTCCTCGTCCCATGGACATTCTCAATATCAACAATCTGTACAAGATCCTGAAGTTGTCGACCATCGAAGGCAAACTGAAGCAGGCTCTGGCGACAGGCAACTTCACCGTCCAAGGCTTGGGTACCAGCAGTTCGACTTCGCTGTCCAATGCGACAAAGGTGGGAGTCTCGCAGGTCTTGGCCAGGATGTCCTACACATCCACGTTGTCCCACCTTCGTCGTATCCAGACACCCGTGGAAAAGTCTGGCAAGCTCTTGGCACCCCGAAAGCTTCATGGCACCAGCTGGGGATTCGTCTGCCCCGTGGAGACTCCCGAAGGCCATTCGGTGGGCATTGTGAAGAACATGAGTCTGATGACGTCTGTGTCTCAGCACACACCTTCCAACACGGTTCTTCACTTCTTGCAGGAGGAAGACAACATGACCTGGATTGACCAACCCAAGGTCTACGAAGGAACTGCGGTGACCTTGAACGGTGTCATTATCGGATACACGTCGGATCCGTATACCCTGGTCACCAAGCTGCGAACGGCCAAGCATACCTTCCGTCTACATCCCCACGTGTCCGTGGCGTGGTACACATTGATGAACATGATCATCATCGAGACGGATGCCGGTCGGTTGGTACGTCCTGTGTTCCGGGTGGGATGTGACTGGCCCGCTCCAGGATCGGATTGGACCACTTGGATGAAGGCGTGCATTGAATACATTGATGCCTCGGAGACAGAGACTCTGCGGATTGCGTACGATAAGAAGTCTGTCACAAAGGACCACACCCATTACGAAATCCATCCGTCCTTGTTGGTTGGCCATATGGCAAGCAGCATTCCCTTGTCCGACCACAATCAGTCCCCCCGCAACACCTATCAGTCTGCGATGGGAAAGCAGTCGATGTGCGTCTACGCAGGAAACTATGCGAAGCGACTGGACAAGAATGGATATCTGTTGTGCTCTCTCACTCGCCCGTTGGTGGAGACACGTTCCATGAACATCTTGAAGCAGCACGAGATGCCGTATGGCATGAATGCGATTGTGGCCATTGCGTGTTACGGTGGCTACAACCAGGAGGACTCCATTATCATGAACCGGTCTTCGGTGAATCGTGGCTTCATGCGAGGTCTGTACTACACGATGTACAAGGATGAAGAACATCGCAACGTCACCTCGGGTCGGGAAGAGAAGTTCATGAAGCCGTACAAGCACAATACGCGCAAATACAAGAACAGTTCTTATGCGGCAGTGAATGAAAATGGCATCCCCATCCTTCATGCGACTCTCCAGGAGAATGATGTCGTCATCGGAAAGGTCGTCAATCTCCGCAATGACAATGCGGGGTATGCGTATCGGGATGCATCTACCACTCACAAAAACACCGAACCCTGTCGGATTGACGGAGTCTGGCAAGACAAGAACTCCGATGGATATCCCTTTGTCAAGGTGCGGGTGGTGTCTGAACGCATTCCCCAAATCGGGGACAAGTTCTCCTCCCGTCACGGCCAAAAGGGAACTGTTGGAATGCTCCTCAATGAAGAGGACATGCCCTTCACCGCCAGTGGACTCCGACCGGACTTGATTATGAACCCTCACGCAGTTCCTTCCCGGATGACGATTGCGCAGTTGATGGAGAACATCTTCGGGAAGATTGGAGTTCAGCGGGGGACCCTGGGAGATGGAACACCCTATGATCATCTCAAGGTGGAAGACTTGAAGAAGCACATGATGGATCTTGGATATCACCCGTATGGCAATGAGATTCTCTACAATGGGCAGACCGGAGAGATGATGGAGGCTGAGATCTTTATGGGACCCACGTTCTACCAACGATTGAAGCACATGGTGATTGATAAGAAGCACAGTCGTGGCAAGGGACCGATTGTCTCTCTGACTCGTCAGCCATGCGAGGGTCGTTCTCGCGATGGCGGATTGCGTGTGGGAGAGATGGAGCGTGACTGCTTGTTGTCACACGGTGCGGCTGCGTTTACGAAGGAACGTTTGATGGATGTCTCCGATCCCTTCCCCACTGGCATCTGCAAGACCTGCGGTACATTGGCCATTACCAACGAAGAAGAGAGCATCTACTCGTGTGGCACATGTGGAAACAAGACCGAGTTTATTCAGAAGACTCTTCCGTATGCGATGAAGTTATGGATGCAGGAGCTAGAGGCGATGCACATTGTTCCTCGGATGCAACTGGAGTAGGTTCCACCACAGGTTCTACCACAGGTTCCACCACTACAGGGATCTCAACGACGGATATAGATAGGTTCGCAGGCTCCGCAAACCCGCTGAGCGATAAAAAAGGGGAAGAAACAGGACTTGGTGGCGGAGGAGGGGGAGGAGAGGGAACAACTCCGGTCTTGGCCTGAGCTACCTTTTTTGCGATTGTCATGAGAAGAGGCATTTATGCTGATAGAAGAACTTATATTCTATTAAATAAATGTCGTATACAGCAGAGGAAGTCCTTGCGTATTTGAATGATGTGGATGATGCACGGACGGTGGGGGCTCTCTTGTGGGCGGTGAAGAGTTATTCTCTTGTGAAAAAGAACCTTGCGTCAGGTGTTACCTATGCCACTCTCCGAGATGAATACTTGAAAACTCACAAAGACCAAACAACGGCTCTTGATGAAGCAACTGCAGGTGCCGAACGAGAGGCAAAAGTTCGAGCAGTCAACGTAAGATGGGGTTCGCGTTTGTTGGACGCCTTGGAGGAGAGAACTGGACGTGAATATGCAAAAGAAGGTGGTCGTCGTCGCAAGTCTCGCAAGACCAAGAAGTCACGGAAGTCAGTCAAGAAGACCCGCAAGGCTTAACGATGAGTGGTTTCTGTGTAAATAAATATAGGATACACATAAACATGGGAGACTCTCGTGTGTTAATCGATGCGATTGATAGAGACGGTGGAGAGGCAGAAGCCATTGCAATGATTGGAACAACCCAAGGAGACACGATTAACAGTGACAATGGAGGTGAAACAATGACACCTCTCGCAGCTGCTGCTCAGTACGAAAACGTCGAAGTGTTGAATGCACTTCTGGGGCGTCCGAACATCGATGTAAACAGACAAATTGGTGGAAATGGCCAAACAGCACTCATGGTTGCAGCGGAAAGTGCAAACCGGCCTATTCTTACAAGACTTCTCGAAGATCAACGTGTCAACCCAAATATTGTGGCGGTGTTAGGGGATGGTTCACGTAAAACTGCATTGGATTATGCAATTGCAACGGGACGATCCACAATCATCCAAGCATTGAGACAGAGGAATGCTATGACGGCTGCACAAGTTGCCGAGGATACGACTCGTGCCGCATCAACGTCAGGTGGAAAGCGAAAAACTCGGAAAGGAAAGACCAAGAACCGAAGAACTCGTAGAGCTAAGAAGCGGGACACTCGTCGTGTCAAGAGGGTTTAACGATGAGTCGGAATCGCATCCGAGACCAAATCTTGAAGGTTCTCCAAATCAGGATCTGAACGTGAATGAGTCATTGCAACCCGTTGCCAACGAGGCTGTCTCCAGGCTGCGTACAACACACAGATGAAACATGCTGCCAATCCAACTCCCGTTGACACGCTCAATGCTAAATCTGTTGTGTCGTGGTCTGCCATTTGAATATGGTTGTATCACGTATATGTAAGCAAATACGTTTTACATAGAAAAAGAGTCAAAGACATATGTCGCTTGATATCATCCTGGGCCCTATGTTTGCGGGAAAATCCTCCCGTATTTTGAGTATTGTCTCCCGCTATGCCAGTTTGGGAATGAGTGTGTTGGTTGTGAAACATGCGAGTGACGTCCGATACGGAAACGAAGACGACGTGATTACGCACGACCAACGAAGAGTGCCGTGTATTCGTGTAGAGAACCTGAATGAAGTCCGTGTGGAAACGTACCGGGTCATCATCGTCGATGAAGCCCACTTTTTCAGTGGACTTGTCAACTTTGTCAAACGGGTGGTGGAACAAGAAGGCCGCAATCTCTTTTTGGTAGGCTTGGATGGGGATTCCCATCGCAGACCCTTCGGAGAACTCTTGGAATGCATTCCGTTGGCCGATCGAGTCGAACGCATCACGGCCTTTTGCAGAAACTGTGCGAATGGCACTCCAGGTCTGTTTTCTCATCGTCGTCAAGGTCCACATGACCGTCAGGTGATCGTGGGTGGAGCCGATGTCTACGAAACACTCTGTCGTCAGTGCTACCTGCGTCGATAATTCCGTTGCCGTCGCCCCCTAGAAAACTTTCTTGCCATAGAGCACAACAACAATGGGTGGCGGTCTTCTTCAACTCGTCTCATACGGTGCACAGGATATCTATATCTCTGGCAACCCCCAGATCACTTTCTGGAAGGTGCTGTACAAGCGCCACACCAACTTCGCTGTGGAGTCCATCGAGGTCACCTTCAACGGACAGGCCGACTTCAACAAGCGTGTCACTGCCGTCATCAACCGTAATGCGGATCTGATGTACCGCACCTACGTGCAGGTTGTGCTCCCCGCCGTCGACCTCACCCCTGCCGGTGCCACCAACCTCAACCGCTTCCGCTGGCTCAACTACATCGGTCACAGGCTCATCAAGGTTGTCGAGCTCGAGATCGGTGGTCAGCGCATTGACAGGCAGTACGGTGACTGGATGCAGATCTGGACCCAGCTCTCCCAGGATGCCGGTACCATCGAGGCGCTCGATGATATGATCGGTAACACCCACGACCTCGTCCTCATGAAGGATGCCAAGGGTTATGCACTCGATGCCTCTTGCGCCGGTGCTGAGCTCACCAACTCGTGCGCTCCCCGTGCAGGTACCCCGGCCAAGACCCTCTACATCCCCCTCCAGTTCTGGTTCTGCCGCAACCCCGGTCTTGCCATCCCCTTGATCGCCCTCCAGTACCACGAGGTGCGCATCAACGTCGAGTTCGAGCAGTGGATCAACTGCACCTACTACGAGGCTTTCTCCAACGGTGCCGCCGCCACCTCCATCCAGTCCTTGACTGCTGCGTCGTTGTACATCGACTACGTGTACCTCGATACGGAGGAGCGCCGCAGGTTCGCCCAGCAGACCCACGAGTACCTCATCGAGCAGCTCCAGTTCACGGGTGCCGAGTCGATCACCTCGTCTTCCAACAAGATCCAGCTCAACTTCAACCACCCCGTCAAGGAGCTCGTGTGGGTTGTTCAGCGTGACTCGTTCGTGGACTGCACCCCCAACCAGAACTTCATCCGTGAGGTCAACGGTTGCCAGCCCTTCAACTACACCGACGACTTCAGCACGGAGGGTGTTGTGATGGACGTGCTCGCCCGTGGTTCCCTCGGCGGTACTGGTTCCAGTGCAGTGATCCCCACCACTGCGGCGGATGGTCCTTACGGTCCTTACCTCCCTGGTCTGGGTATCCAGATCGGTCCTTCCTTCCAGGGCTCTTCTTGGTTGGACTCCATGTCGGATGCCGGGCCCTACATCTTCGAGGACACCACCAACTACCTGTTGGCCAAGGTCATTCTCGATTCCGGTGTGAAGTGCGAGGGTAAGAACCCCGTGGAGGTTGCCAAGCTCCAGCTCAACGGCCAGGATCGTTTCACGGAGCGTGAGGGTCGCTACTTCGACCGTGTGCAGCCCTACCAGCACCACACTCGTACCCCCTCCAAGGGTATCAACGTGTACTCCTTCGCACTCAAGCCTGAGGAGCACCAGCCCAGCGGTACCTGCAACTTCTCCCGTATCGACAAGGCCACTCTCCAGCTCACTGTGTCCGTCAACACCGTGCGTGGTGGCCGCACTGCCCAGGTTCGTGTCTACGCCGTGAACTACAACGTTCTCCGTGTCATGTCCGGTATGGGTGGTCTTGCCTACTCCAACTAAGCACCGTAGTCTTCTACGAGTGTTAGTGGTCGTGGTGGAATATTAAAAATCATAAAAAGGGGGAAACCCCACAACTGTGTTTGGAAATCCAACAACAGTTGTCATTCAAACAAACGAGTTGAAATCTGAAACTCACGTACTTCGGGATCGGGATAGACAATACGATTTCGGTTCTGGAGAAGGAATCCTCCCGAAGCCTTTGCCATGCGACTATCGAGATATGCTTGGGCTTCTGCAGAGCGAGGCTTGCGTGTGGATCCCCATTCCAAGGGTGAATACACTTCCACCGGGACAAATCCACATCTCCACTGTTTCAAGACACAGGCTCTCGCAAAGAGATCATGTTCATCGTCTCCTAGAACATAGTGCTCTTCATCCAAATAGTTCAGTTCACGAAGCATCGACGCCCGCAAAGCAAGAGGCCCACGATTGACGGTATGGGATAGAAAGACCTTGCGATGGTTTTGGAAATCTTGGAGGACTTCATGCGGGGATGTTACCTTGTTTCCAAGTTTCCCGACATTTTTGCCAGGAGAATAGTTGATTCGATGACAACACCTTCCGGAAACTCCAATCATGTCTGGGTATTGTTCCAGTGGAGAGGCCAAGAGAATGTTATACCCCAATGTCAGGACCACCATGTCTGCCTGGATTTCCACGATGTACTTGCCTCGGGAAATGCGGAAGCCTTGATTGTCGCAAGAGGTTTCAAAGAGACCTGTCGGATTCACAATGCATTCGATATGACAAAGGTTCTTGGGACGAACAAGAGCGGTTTTCCATTCTTCAAACTGTTGAACAGTTCCGTCGGTACATCCGTCCAAAATCACAATCAACTCGTAGGTCCCCAGGGTCGTCTCCACAACACTGTTCAAGACACGCTTCAAAAGGGCTTCTTGATTGTGTACAGGCATCACAATGCTAAAGGTTGGCTCGGAAGATTCCATAGTGAAACGATATCCACAGTCAGTAAACCCTATTTATTTCAGAAGAAGACTGCGATATTTTTGGCAGAAGTCTGTGCAAATAGCATAACAATCAGGAGAAAAGGTTCCACTCTTTTCCGGCATAACTTGAACGACAAGTGGATGGGTTGGACTATTAATATTTCCCCAAATGTATCCGCAACTTGTCAATGTGTAGATGTCCTTGTCGTGATAGAAACAATTGAAGCTATCCTTGAGTTGAAGAAGCGCATCCAAATGCTTGCAGTGGATCCACAGGGACTTCCCGTGGGTTTCAAGGAATTCATATGAAATCGGGAGTTGAGGAAAGTCGTGCCCCAAGTAGTACTGACCGCAAAGGTACCATACATCAATCTCACAATCAAACCCCAGAGCGATTGCACGCTCAATGACTTCGGGTGTATTTTCTGTCGCAGGATCGGGGCCCTCAATATTTCCACGATGCGCTATAATTTTCACCATTGATTTGGCTATAGTTATAAGACGAATGGAGCTCTGTATATTTGACTTGGACGGTGTGCTGTTGGATTCCTGTGACATTCACTACACAACGCTCAACGAGGCACTTCAGCGATGTTCCGAGAAGACGATTTCACACGACGATCATACTCAGATTTACAACGGACTTAGTACTCGTATGAAATTGTCTCGTCTTGGATTGGCTCCCGAAGTCGCAGAGATGGTCTACAGGTACAAGCAAGAACTCACTCTTCGTGCCCTTGAATCATTGACCCCTTGCGAGAGGCTCCAAACAATGATTCGGGGTTTGCGTGCAAAGGGTATTCGGGTTATGTGCGCATCCAATTGTGTCCGAGCAACAGTGCGCCTTGTCTTGGAACGATTGGACATCTTGAACGACATAGAGGCATTTTTCTCGAACGAAGATGTTTCGTCTCCCAAACCGTCTCCCGAAATGTATCACTTGGCAATGAAGACTGCAGGAGTGATTCCTGCGAACACCATGATTTTTGAAGACTCGTACATCGGACTTCAGGCAGCCGTTTCAAGTGGAGCCAATGTTCATGTTGTTCGCAATCCGAATGACTTAACGCTTGACTATGTTCTGTCTGCAACTCCCAATCTAACCCGTCATGTGAATGTTGTGATTCCAATGGCAGGGAATGGAAGTCGATTTGCAGCGGCAGGATATTCGGATCCGAAACCATTGATTCCTGTGTTTGGAGACCCTATGATCTCGTGGGTTGTCAAAAACCTTGGATTGGATGCGACCTACACGTTTTTGATTCGCAAGGACTTTGAACATGCTCGCAAGTATTTGACCAAGCTTGTTCCAGGTTGCAACGTCATTTCAATTGACAAGGTGACAGAAGGTGCGGCCTGTACTGTATTGTTGGCGAAAGAACATATCAACAATGACAATCCCCTTGTCATGATCAACAGCGATCAGTATATTGAGTTTGCAGACTGTCCAACCGCATTTAAGTTTGTCTTTGATTTTCTGTATTCCCCTACAGAATCCTCTGCCGATGGAAAAATTTCTACATTTGACGGAGAGCGTCATCCAAAGTGGTCGTATGCCAAGATATGTGAGGATGGATTTGTGACAGAGGTTCGAGAGAAAGATCCATTCTCTGAGCATGCGACAACTGGATTGTATATGTGGAGGCGAGGCTGCGATTTTGTAAAATATGCAAATCAGATGATTGCCAAAAACATCCGTGTGAACAATGAGTTCTACGTTGTCCCCGTGTTTAACGAAGCGATTGCGGATGCGAAGAAAATCACAATCTGTCCGTGCACAAAAATGTGGGGACTTGGAGTTCCGGAAGATTTGGAGTATTTCCTGAGACACTATCCTCAGTTGTAAAAATGTTTTCTGTTGTTTTCTCGCACAATATACATTGTCACTTTGTTGCGGTCCAAATAGTGAATTGGAACAGGGACTCTACGCTTCACAACGTCCTCGGGATTCCACGACGACTCGACATGTTGATTGTAGCTAATCAAATTCGGAAATGTCCACGTTTTCAAAAAGGTTCGAAACGTTGTCAATGCAAACCAATCAAATCCATCTCCCGGCCTTGCGACATAGACACTGTTCAATGGAAGCGCAAAAATTGTTTTGAGATAGTCAGGATCAAACTCAAACACCGAGTCTGTACGAATTCGGATAACAATCGAATCGTCTTGAAGATGTTTCCTTGCCAACGCACATACGCGCTCAACTCCATAGAGCATTCGGTACGTTGAAAATTTACATCCGGGAGTTGCATCGGGCAAGTTCAGTTGTCTCTGTTGAATGGTTTGCGCAGGTACCATCCGCAAAATATCTGCTTCGGTTGGTTCCGGAGTTGCTTCATACATATCCACTGCAGCACGAACCTGTGGAGATTCGGTCCATGTTGAAAGAAAGATTTTACATCCCGAAAATTGACGACGGACACTTTCAATCACTTCAAGCACCGCAGATTCGGACGGACGAATTGGTCCAGACATCAATACAGTTACGTTCATAATTTAAGTAAAAGCATCGTGACATGAGTAAATGGATCGTGCAAATTTCATTCCGACATCGTTTCTGAATAGTTATACGCCGCTATTGTATCGGGCACTTCTTGACACAGAGGGGGCGATTGCCGAGTTTGGAATGGGGGACTATTCAACATACTTGCTGCATGCTACAAATCGAAAGGTTCTCAGCTTTGACACGGATCCAGATTGGTTTCAGAAGTTTTCGGTGTCTCCGAAGACACTCATTCGCACCAGGGATTGGCTTATGATTACCCGTTCACTCAAGCCACTGGTGTCTGTCTTTTTCATTGATCAAGCTCCAGGAGAGTCTCGTGAGCAGTGTATTGCAGAACTTTCGAAGGATTTTGATGGAATTGTCGTTGCGCACGACACAGAACCTGCGGCCGACTTTGGATACAAAATGCGCCAGCACTTCTCAAAGTTCAAGTACATGGTGGAGGTTCGTACAACCGATGCATGGGCAACTGCACTTTCCAACACAGTTGATGTTACGAAATGGAGGGGAGATGCATTTGGAGATTATATCGTTCTGTAAGCACTCGAACCAACTCATCTATATGACTTTTGTATTGTGAATATGGACGAATAGAATGAGAGTCTGCGTATCTATCTCTGTCTACATCCACACTCTTCCAATCCCAATAACTCCTGTCAATCCTGTCATGATGGCGTGGAAGAAATACGAATATAGATTGATCTGGATACGCACGAATTTTGTTTGTCGTATATTCCTCGTCTGCCCCCCATTGCAGTTTGTCTTTTAGAATTGCATTGGTCGGCTCGTCTTTGAAACAATCGTGTCCCAACTCTTTTGCATACAACCCCCGAATAGACTCTTCCCACGAGCTTTCCAAGTCCAGTACTCGTGTAAACAAACTACCTTTTGCAACATGATAACAAACGGGCAGGAAGTGTTGATCCGGATTCAAATGGACGTAGTTTGTATCGGGAATTGAGGCGATTTGATCAAGAAAGTACGTCTTGGAAATGGGAAACATGTCAATATCAGACAAGAGACATACTTTCTCAGGAAATTGAGACGGAATCCAAAATCGTATCCACTGGCACTGAAGATAGAGCGGAACATCTGGAACCGGCTTCATTCGAATGACTCGCCCATATGTTTCATCAATCGGAACGTTGTCCTCTCCAATAAATACAAGAATTGGCTCAATATGAAATCGGACTTTCCATACCTTTGAGACGAGTGGCCAGAAATCAAGATAAAATGGATTTGCATCCGAACTATGAATCACGAGATCGGGTTTCATTTACAAAGGACATGTATAACACATGAAAATGCTTCATATTGTCGTAAGCCGTTGGAAAAAGAACGTATCCTGGGTGTATTCACTTCTACGAATCTTAGAGGCGAACATTCTCATTTATGACAAGGAGAATCCTGACAATATCTTTAACATTCCAGTCAACAAGGGGCATGAGGCATCCGTGTACCTTCGGTATATTTTGGACTATTACGACAAGCTTCCAACCTTTACGTTTTTCATTCAGGACGATGAGTACGCATGGCACCACCGTGGAAGCATTGCTCAGCAACTTTGTAATGCGCTGAACAGCGAAAGGGAATATTACAATATTAACGACAACTGTCCGCTCGACGCATTCCATGTAAGCGATCATAAACAAAACTACCTAGAATGGTATGCGAAATACATTGAACCGCACGTACCCCTTTCAAGTCTTCCAGATGACTGGATGACTGGTGAACGAGGGTGTGCACAGTTCCTTGTTCACCGCAACCGTATCCGGCGGTTTCCGAAGGAGTTCTACCAAACATTGTACGATTGGCTATTATCAACTTCCATAGAGGGAAACCTTCCAGCGGTTTATTTGGAGTGGACTTGGCACGTTCTCTGGGGAGACAAGAAGAAGTCTACGTCCACGTGATTGGACCATTTTGGAACACTATATTCATCCGTCCATGCATTCACAATGCAGACAGGAAGGCATTCGTACAAGTGGCTCAGGGAATTGCGAAGAACAACCGGAGTTGCACCGCACAAAAGACTCTCATACACACGATGCGTATCCATCCCAGTTCCTTCTGGACACAGAACAAACTTGGATTTGCACAAATCGGCATAATACTCGGGAACGGTTAAGCCTGTCCGAACAACAACTCGGCGATCGTTCTGAACTGCATTCAAACAGGCGTTGCGTTTATCTGTATTGGTTCCCGTCGTAAAGTTGACATAGACCTCGTAGGGACGATCGTGAAAGATTGGCCGAAATGTATCCAAGAACGAAAGCTGGCGATCGACAAACCCCAGTGGAATGGTTGTCAACATGGGATGTTGAATGGTTGTATTGATCGCATAGACGTGTACAATATGAGGAAGCAACGCATTCATTTCAGGGTGTCCAAACGACCGATCTGTGTTGTGCACGACGACCACATATTTCTTAAAGAAGAGGATCGGAATCATACGAACAAAACTCCCCAGAAAGTCTCCGTTGACAAAGACCCAATCCCCATGTTTCGCACGCACGTGGTGAAACGTTGGACGTTCGGGATACCGAGGATCGACTACCCATTTGCAAAGCTCGGAAAACGACTTACCGGAAATCATGCTTGTTAAACAAGGAATCATGGTAAACGCCTTTTCATTTTGTTTGTACGGGCCTGCTAACCCGCGATATTATACGCCCCTCGTGGAAAACATCAAGATTGCTTTGCAGCATTTTCCCGGATGGCAAGTGTGGATCCACTATGGTCCCGATGTGGATGCAAACTATCTGAATGTGTTGAGGAGTTATTCCAACGTTGTCTTACAAGCCACCAACATCTTGGGAGCTGCGAATATGATCTCTCGCTTTTACACCATCGACCATCCCGAGGTGGACCTCATGATTGTTCGTGATGCAGATAGTTTGATTCATTGGAGAGATCGTTGGGCCATTCAACGCTTTATCGAACGCCCTGAGTTTGTCGCACATGCGATTCGGGATCACCATGACCACGGAGTCTACATGCTCGGCGGTTTGTGGGGTCTTCGCAAAACTGCTGGAGTCAATGTCCAAGAGTTGTATCTGCGCTATCTCCAGTCTCCCGAAGACAGAGGGATTGCGCATGACCAAAACTTCTTGTCAGTTCAACTATATCCGTTGGTAGCCTCTCGTATATTGGTTCATTATAGCCACGGACATATCTACATCGGAGAGACCGGAGAAGAGTTTCCCACGGCTTGGTCCGAAACCAACTACTGCGGAAAGGTCGAGTTTCCCCCAGAACCTACTGTCCAGCTTGTCAAGGGACGCCTTACCATTCGCGGCCGGTAAAGTAGCGGTGGTCATATTCGGGAATATGCGAAAGAACGGGTCGACTTAACGGAAGGTTCATCTTGTATGCGATGAGTTCCGCACAACTTTGGTCATGGCGATGTCCTTTGCAACGAGGATCTTGGCTTTCTGATTGATCTTTGTTGTTCCACTTTCCTCGGAAGATCCCATCGGTACATGCCTTCTTCCAACGAGCAAAGAAGTCGTGAGCAATCGGATTCGAAAAATCAAAGCCCATAAAACAGGCCCAAATCGAAGAAATCTCCATGGCTTCGTCACGAGAGACTCCAAAGTATTCCAAAGCACGATCGTTGGCATACTGACCGGTTTTCCAACCATCCTGCGCAAGATACACCCCGGTCTGGGCAACTTCTGGAAGGATCTCTTCTATCGGCCGTGTCGGTTTAAGAATGCTGTCACACCACAAGACGAATCGATATCCTGCTCTTCGCATGGCCTCTACTGCATAGACTTTGAATGCGTAGGGATTCTCCTTGTGAGAGGGACTTTGGATCTCGGATTCCTCTGTGAACACAAAGACATCCACTCGTGGACTGTGCTTTGCAAACAATATACGGAACTGGGGAATCACTTGCGTATAGATTCCACTGGCAAAACACACCACAGCAACGTCTCCTGTCTTGACTCGAAACTTTCCTTGAAGCACTCGCATGATTCTAATTTCCCAAGTAAAAGTAAATGCCTGAAAAAGCGATTGGGTCTCGTGCCGAAGTGATGCATGGAAACGCACACCACACATCCGGTGGATTGACAAAGGGGGACCTGAAGTACAACAAGTGGGGGCGCATTGTGTCTATCAAGAAGTCTCAGAAGGCCAAGAAGGAGAATCGTCTTGTGAAGCTTGGATTCAAGACCCAGAAGGGCAAGTTTGGTGTGGTCAAGAAGAACAAGACTCGCAAGAACAAGAAGGGTGGTGGACTTAACGACGAAGAAGACTAAACTTCTTGGGAGCAAAGGGACTGTTTGTGCGAATCATAAAAAAGTCCTCCCCTACAGATTGAAGTTCTTTATAGTCGTGCTGTTTTAAGAATGCAATCGTTTCGATAGTCGTGTTCTCATAGTTATTCTCAAATCCAATGACATCAATGTATACCTCATTGAAATCAATGGATTGTAAGACTTGAAGTTCTGAACCCTCGACATCCACGCTTAAATAATGGATGCGTTTGAGCCCATGCTCTCGAAAGAGAGAATCCAATCGACGGGTTGGAACTCGAAGAAGGGTTTTTGTTGCGTGGAGTTGTTCGGATTCTCGTTCAATCCGCTTCATATGCTGGGGATGATAGTTTGATACGATTCCGGAAAGCATACTCGTTGGTCCCGAGATGGCCAAGAAGTCCGTTTCTCCTTCGACATCACTCACTGCCACATTCGCCGTATTGCATTTCCGTTGGGTCACCAAGGTTGCATACCGTTCGGGAAGAGGCTCAATCACGAGACCTGTCCATGCACGCTCTCGTTCAAAAAACACACTGTTACTCAAATCCACACCATCCCAGGCACCCACTTCTACAAATACACCCCGTCGAAATCCTTGGAATACCTCCGTGTCCAAGTACTTGTCCTGTTCCGATTGACTATAGTATGGCATGATTGTAAGTCGAAATCCTTCTGAAAGTAAGAGTAAATGGGTGCCGGTCTGTTCGGAACTCCGTTGTATATCAATGAAAAGTGTGTTTTGTTCTCGATATTTGTGATTGCGGTGTATTTCTTACCTCATCAGAAATATTGGCAACACGAAGCCGTGTTTGTGTTTGTCCTGGCAATGACGGCCTATGTGTTGATGGCGTGGTATGACTACATCTACGACTGCAACGACAAGTTGGGTCCCACCTTCTTTGGGTTGTTGATTGGGTGGGCGAAACCCTACGGCGGTGTTCCTCCTGAGTTCCCCCCTCTTCCGATCAAGTACAAGAAGATTGTGGCGGTCTTTGACATTCTTGTGTTGATTGTGTTGCTGGGATTGGTGTTCGCACCCTATGCAAGGATTCCTTTGTCTCGATAAAGCAATGGCAACAACGGGAGTGATCCTTGGAGCAATCGCAACGGCTGTAGGTGCGATAGGTGCAAATGCTGAACAAGCAAAACTTCTCAAACGTAACCCACAGGCATCGGAATTGACAACCGCTCAACAAGCAACACTTGAAGCAGAAAGAAAGGCAATCAAACTTGCACAAGATCTTGAGACAGAGAAGAAGCGAGTGGCAGACCTTCAATCACGACTGAAGCCTGTGATGGATGCTGAAGAAGCATTCAAAAAGGCCACAGACAAAACTCTTGCGGCGGCGGCGGAGGGCGTGATTGCAGATGCGGGTGTGACAGATGACGCTGTGAAGGCACTCATTCGGGCTCCTGCGAAGAACTTTGTTCGTGGCACGATCATGGATCTCTTTCAGTTGATCACAAAGAAAGAAGCTGGAGGTCCTCAAACGGGAGGTACGCCAAAACCAGAAGTAGCGGGTCCTCCTGCACCCACAGCAGTGGGACCGTTTTCTTCGACTCCAGCCTTTTCATCTTCTTCCGCCTCTCCAGCTCTTTCGGCATTCTCTCTGGATGGTACAGCCAATCCAGGTTCCGTTGTCAGCAGTGTTTCCTCGGCTGCTGAGGAGGAGTCTGCCGCTGCGGCTGCTCCTGCTCCTGCTCCTGAACCAGCCCCTGCTCCTGAACCGGCTCCTGCTCCCGAACCCGCTCCTGCTCCTGAACCCGCTCCTGCTCCTGAACCAGCCCCTGCTCCCGAGCCTGCTCCTGTTCCTGAGGCTGTTGGTCCGAAGCCAACACCTATCACCGATGCAGGGTATGAAACTTTTGCCGAACATTGGCTTACGAACATTCGGAAAACCCCTGCTCCTGCGGCTGCCCAGGCTTCTGCCCCTGTCAACGATGACAAGGTTGCCAAACAACTTGCCAAAGAGTACTCAAACGCTCTCAACAAAGCGATCAAACAAGCAGAAAAAGACAAGCAAACAGCGGATATAAACTTTTTCCGGACCCCCAAAGATGATGCAAGAGATCTCATTGAAACCGGTCAACGAGCCGCTGCAGAAAAGGCCATAGAAACCGCAAAAGAACACTTGGATGCCACCCTGGGAAAGATTGAGACGGCCGCTCAATGGGAAGAGTTTACAACAGCTCATCCTGAGTGGGAGACTCAAGCGGCTCTCCTGAAAGAAGCGGTCAGCAAGTATTTGGATGCCGTAAAACCTCCTCCTCTCACATTGAGCCAACGCATTTTTGGTAGTAACACGTCAGAACCTCGGAGTATCAAAGGCACACTTCCTCTAGGGGCGACAGAGGTTCCAGATGCGAATGGGATCAAAGTAGGAGACACTGCACGATGCAGAACATTTACGAGTACAACCTTTCAGGTCTCCAAAACTTATCGGTCCGAGAATGGAACTCTCTATCTCCAAACTCCAGAGGGTCGGTCGTATGCTCGAACAAGCTGTGAGTTGGTGACTCCTGCTCCTGAACCGGGTGCGGGAACAGGTCTTCTTCCTGTTTCTGCTCCGGCTCCTGCTCCTGCTCCTGCTCCTGCTCCTGCTCCTGCTCCTGCTCCTGCTCCTGCTCCTGCTCCTGCTCCGGCTCCTGCTCCTGCTCCTGCTCCTGCTCCTGCTCCTGAAAGTGCTCCGAACCCTCCTGGTCCGGAACCTGAGCCTGACCCGGCAGATGTTTCTCCTCCACCCATGCCAACAGCAGCAAGTAGTGAAGAAAACCGTATGCCACCGTCGTTAAATCAACGAATCGCCGAAAGACAAGCTCAAACCCTCGCTAAAGAAGCAGCTGAAAAAGCAGCTGAAGAAGCAGCTGAAAAAGCAGCTAAAAGAGCAGAGGATAGAAAAGCCGCAGATGCAGTGGAGGCTGCTGAACAAAAATCAAAGAGAGAGAAACGTGTAGCCACAACGAAGAGAAATCTAAGCCGTTCCTCCACTTCAACCGTAAATGTCACATCACTCCCACAAGTAGCTGAAACTGCAATGCGGCCACGATCGTCTTCTGAAATTAGCACAGAGGACAACCGAACATTTAGTGTTGCAAACCCTCTCGTCCCCTTTGGGTCTCTTTCAGGAGTAACGCCCGGAAACCCATACGCCAGTGCTGTAGCCCGTGCTCAAACAACTCCTGCTCCTTCTTCCAAACAAGGTACTGTACGAAAGAGGAAGATCGCAGTGGAACCTCCCGACGAAGAGGGAGCAACCGGTGGTCGTCGGAGGATGCGGAAAAGAACTTTGAAGAACCGCCGAGGTGTAAACAAACGCAATGTCCGAGGATCTGGTCGTCGCAAAAACCGTGCAAACAGCTCCCATTCGAACACTCGCTGAGGGGTTGAAGTCGATGTTGGTGGAGATGTCGCTGGTGTTTGACAAGGATGGCATCCGCATGATTGCCATGGACAACACACGCACCGTGTTGACCCACATGAGGCTCCACGCCAACAAGTTCGAGCACTACGAGTACAATCATACGGCCCCTAAGTTGGACGTGGGCTTGAACACGGATCACTTCTATCGTGTCGTAAAGACAGTGACCAACGATGACACCATCACCTTCTCGGTGTCCGCAGCCGAGTCCAACGACTTGACCATTACGCTGGAGAATGGAGAGAAGAAGAGGCGCATTCGTTACAAGCTGAAGCTCCTAGACAGGGATGATGCAGACATTCGGATGCCGGATCCCGAGTTTGCGACCAGGATTACCATGCCTTCGTTGGATTTCCAGAAGATCTGCAGGGATATGACTCTGTTGTCGGCCAAGACCGTGGACATCAAGAACGTGGGCAACACCCTGACATTCAGCTGCAAGGGCCCGTTCGCATCTCAGACGGTCACGATGGGTGACAGTGCGTCGGAGATGAGTATTGATAAGAAAGAGAATAGTGAGATTGTGTCCGGCACCTTCAGTTTGCCCCATTTGGTGTTGTTTACCAAGTGTTCGAATCTGTCTAATAACCTCGAAGTCCATATGAAGAACGATTGGTTCTTGATGATCCGGTATGTGATTGCGAACCTCGGCGATATAAAGCTTTGCTTGATGCCTTGTTCCGCCTAGTCATCTTGCGACGGCGTGACGTGGCGACAATTTTCTCGTCATACAAATCTTTCAAGGTTTCATTCTCAAGTTCGATCTCTGTATTAAATGGACGAGTTCTGCGTTCTTGAAACCGGGCTCTTGCAAAATCAATGAGCCTTGGAAGCCCATCCTCCGCAATCACTATATTTTCATGATGAAGATCTCCGTGAGCAATATTGTTTTGATGTAAGAGTGTCACTGCGTTCACTAGATGTTGTTTCTGTTGATCTGTTCGAGGTGCGGAGGACGCAAGTACTTCTTCATTCCTTCCGTCTATCCATTCTTTCCATGTCCGAGGACGATACGTTGCATTTAACCACGTTCCTCCAGGGGCATACGCCATGAGTTCTGTGAAGGGTTTTAACTCTTCCGTAATCCCATCTTCTTTGTTTTCTTTGGTGAGTGTCCCTGGAACACAGTCCACAGGATAGTAAAAATACTTCTGTTCGGGATCGAGTTGTTTCAGTTTTGCAAGGACTACGGGATTTACTTTCCAGTCTTGGGGGCGTATAGTTGTCACCTTGGTAACAAATCCTTTGCGAGGGCCAGACTCCCCTTCACAAGGAATCGGTGGATCGACGATAAACGCCGTCGTTCCTTGTCCAACTCGCTTTCCACCCCGACGTGTGTTTCCCATTGTTTCTTGTGGACAAATAATGGATCCAGTTCCGATGACGATGAAAGCTCTGGATGAAACAACCCCACCTTTGAAGGCTGCCGTGGACCCTGGGTTCCCCACGAGTGGCAAACCGCCTCTCCACCCGGGTCTTCCGTCACTGATGTTGGCAGAGGAGACAGCCCGACGAAAACGGGAACTTGTAGATGGTTGGATAGCGATGGCAAAAAGTCGAATCCGCCAAGAAGAAGAGATCAACAAAGCCCCGGCATTGGCAGAACAACTTTCAAACCTCATTCAGGCGAAACGAAAGACACTGACCGATGTAGAAGTGGCCCTTACAGAGGTTGCGAAGGATAAGACTTCAAAATACACAGATAAGCAAAAGGAGATTCATGCATTGGCTCTGAAAAATCTCTCTACAATGGTCGCAGACAACATCATGCGGTTTGTCGCATCGGATACGGCGAAGTGGCGACCGAATGGAATCCCACCCATCACCACTGTCACCGATTTGGACAAGTTTGCGGACAAATTTATAGAGTATGCAAAGGAGAATCCGTTTGTAATCAGTATGTTAGACAAACTCGCTTTTGACCAGTACGGAAAGAATGACGTTCTTCAATCATTTTTAAAGGATGCGTCTTCGAAACTCGTCCCACAAAGGAGTATGGAAGCACCACGTGGTGGTACTCGGAAAACCCGTCGCAACAAGACCTCCGGGGGAGACATTGTGAGCCACTTGTTGACGATTCGTAATCAAATCAAGTTGTATCACTGGCAGACCAAGCAGTTTGCCCGTCACAAGGCCACGGATGACTTGACGGCTGCCTTGGATTTGAACATTGATGCATTCGTAGAATCCTATATGGGACGCTACGGACGCCCAACGGTGAAGGGAAGCATCAAGCTCCACAACTTCAGTGAACCTGCCGCCAAGGCGTTTGTGGCTCGGGAGACCAAGTATTTGGAAAAGGAGCTTCCGAAGAAGATTGGCAAAGGAGACAGTGATCTCCTGAACTTGCGGGATACCATTTTGGGGGACCTGACCAAGTCTCTGTACTTGTTCACTCTTCAGTAAAAGGCCACCGACGCTGCAAGATCGTAATTATTAAAATTGGGATCGGTTCCAGAGAATACAAACCGAAAATCAAAGGTATCGCCTCGTCTGTAATCAACTGATTGAGTTGTATTGGACGACAAGGTTGCGCCCCCCACAATCGTCATACTCATGTCTGTCGCAACATTGTTCTTGTAGGCTGTGAGTTTTACGGAGTTACCCGGTGGGTTACCCGGTGCGAGGGCGGTACCCAACTGAAAGGTTCCTGAGAAGAGAATCATATTCTGTGTGACAGGGATCCCGAAGGTGGACGTCGGGAGGTCGCCTTGCTTGACAAATCCAGGAACCAAATAATACGTGGTTCCCCTTGAGAAGTTCCCCGTCGTTCCGAAGTGTGTAACCGCACCCTCGGTGGTGACAGAAAAACTATTGCCGTTGGCGGTGTTATTCACCAGATCCACCGATCCTAGCAGGATGTCTCCTGCGGTTCTGTTGATGTCGTATCGTGTGCCCGTTCCATCGCCACCACGGATAGACGAGTGTTTCAGAGAGGCATATGAACCGGCATTCGTTGTTTCCACACCGACGATGTTGGACCCCGTGCCTCGAATATTGTAGTTCACATCTCGTGATCCAAACCAGTTCGACCCCGTCAGATAGAGACCACGAATCGGTCCTGAACTGGAAGCATCCACGCTGATGGTACAGCTTCGTATAGCATCTGAAGCACTGTAGGTGGTTGCTGACGTTCCCGAAGAGAGACACCCGACGATTGTATTGGAACCGGTGCCACTGGAAGTGACGTTGGCCACGGCAGTGCGCAGTTTGGAAGTCAACGGCGTTCCTGACGGCCAGTCAATCCCTGTGAGATTGACATTGGAAGTGGAGGTCAGCGTAAACGTCATGTCCTCGACACGACAGTTGGATCCCATCGTCAGCAGGGTTGTATTGGAGGTCGTGTTGAGCTGCTGGACAGTGACGGTTTGAACATTGGCACCTCGAAGAGCCACACCTGTGGGAATGGTGAGTTTCTCATTGTAGGTGCCCGGACGTACAAACACTGTTTGACCCGACGATGCATTGGAAAGAGCGGATGTGATCGTTAAAAAAGGTGCAGTGTAGGGAGTCAAGGCTCCACTGACATCGTTGCCGTAGACTGCATCGACGGTCAGAGTGTTTCCTTGTGCCACGGATGAAGAAGGACCCGCAGGTCCTGTAGCTCCTGTGCTTGAAGCGGCCCCAGCAGGACCCATCGGTCCGGCAGGACCCGTTGGGCCGTTGATAGAAGAAGCCACCTTCCCGACACCAGGGATGTATCGATAGAGAGGAGGACCTGACAATGGTGGAACCGTAGACATTCCGCTTTACCTTACTTCGGGCGAAGATTGTGGGCCTTATACGCAATATCATCGCCCAATCGCATCTTCAAGGTGGGATTGAACAGCTTGCGATCGGAGACGGAGGTCGTGGTGTTCCAGACCTTGATGATGTGGAAGTTGCCCTTGGGAGAGACAGTGATCCCCGCAATGCAATCATTGTTGCTCTTCAGGAAGGTCTCCGCCAGAGCATGCACCATACAATCTACAAACACCGTATGAGTGTCGTGAGCGTCCACTTTCTTGGACCACGCACCACCCTTGTCATTTTCCGGGGCATCCCAGAGAGGACGGATGCCTTGCTTCATCAGGAAGAACATGCCTGAATTCCAGGCTTCGGCAGAGATGGCTTCGACGACAGACCAGAACTCCGTGGCAGTCTTGAACTCCAAGAGCTTGATGTAGCTCTCCAGGCTGTAGTCGTTGTTGTTGGGGTCATGATACCAGAGGACCCAAGAAGAAGATAAGTCGGTCGTCATCTTGTGTAAGGGACAACACTTCTGTTGTTTGGTTTGGACGGATACGTTTTGAACCAAAACGGATTTCCTTGTTCCCAGAATAGAGAACAGTGTTCAGATGGACATTCAATCTATCTACGCTGCCCGGGCATTGCCCCGCCCTTCTCTTCCTGAGGAAGTCACTCTCCTCATTTCCAGACTCAAGATCTCTTTCAAGCCTGCCTTCCGTCGTGCCTTTACAAACAGAAATCGACACAGTAGTAGTTCTGCAGCCGCTCCTGATTGGAGAGAAGCTGCCTTGGTGGATGTGGTTCGCAAGGTGCGTGAGAGAGACGATGAAGATTATAGTGAAATCAGTGCTGCCATTAACAAGTTGAGCAAGTCGAACTATACCACGCTGATGACGGATGTTCTTGCCCGTCTTGCCAGGCGTGATGCCTTGTTCCGATTGCGTGTGACTTCCCTGCTGTTTGATCGTGGGGTTCGTCAGACGTTCTTCGCAGTCATGATGGCCGATGCCTACAAGGACATTGCGAATGCCCAACCCGAAGCCTTGCAGGATCTCGCCATTCAGACGACCATGTTTGACAAGTTGTATGATACGGAAAATGTGACGGTGGTTCCTGCGACGTCGGATCCAGAATACGACAATGCCATCATTGCGTGGACCAAGCAGAAGGAGACCAAGCGTGGATTCGCTGTGTACGTCTCCGAGTTGTACAGTCGTGGCTTGGTGCCCGAGGAAACCATGATGGGATTCTTGAAGACCGTGATGGATGATCTGGTGGTGAGCATTCGGGCACCCAAGAGTAGTGCCAACGAGGAACATGTGGATGCCTTGGCTCGCTTCCTGTTTGCGGTGGCGCCCAAGATTCCCATTCGAGCAGCCTTGAGTGCTATCCTTGCCATTCCCAAGGCCGAGACACCGTCGTTGAACATGAAGAGCCGCTTTAAGATTGACGATGCTGCCAAGGCAAGCAAATAGTCTGTTGATTAGCTAAATGAGTACATTGGACGTCTTTCAGCCTGGGTTAGTTCGTGGGTCTGCCAAACTCCCCTTTGCGCCGACCAAACGTTATTTCTATGTCGAACATCCTACGGAAGGATGGAGAGTCTATTTGCGTGCGTGTACGTTTCTTCACGAGAAGGGACAACCGTTTGACGCCTCTCGGTTTTTGGTTGTCAAGCGATATGAAGCCGATCCCAAAGACAAATCCTGGGAACCTCCGAAGGGACAAATGGAAGCCAAGGATACCTCTCCGAACAAGTCTGTCATGAAGTTGTTGAACGAGAACGTTCTTCGGGAAGTGGAAGAGGAAGCCAAGATTACCAAACTCGAAGGCCTGAAACATACGGGGTTGGTGTTGCAAGGGCAAGAAGAAGACAGTCCTGAGAACCACTATTTTCAATATCACATCTTTCGGGCGTTTGTCACCCCCGAAGAGATTGAGCACGCCATGGAAGAGTTCAAGTGGCTCAACGAACATCCCAAGGCCTTTGCACGGTTGAAGAAGGACAAGCGTGAAAAGGATGCATTGGATTGGTATCGTCCCCGTGGAACTCGGTTGTCGGGACGTTGGTCCCCCAGCATTGTCGCCATGTACCTGGGTCGGCGTTAAAACCACATAGAATGCCACCTCCCCACAAGACAAATGTCGCATGTTCCGAGTGCAACAGTGATGGCTCAGGCGGCCAAGATTGCGATTGAGCAGGATCGTCCGATTTATTTGGATTACTACTGTGACAGCATCGAGAAGAAGTGCTGTGTGGGTGTCCAGGAGAATACCAAGATGCTCGTCAAGAGTGACACCGAGTATACCTCTCCCATTGAGTCCATCATGCGTATCAAGGAGGAGAAGACTTGGCTGGTGATGACCGAGAACTCGCTCTACATTGTCCACGCCGACATTCCTGTCAAGCGTATCGTGGGCAGTGCAAAGGCATAAACAGAACAAATACAAGACAACAAATGGAGTTCCCTCCTCCCCATCGGGTGTTGTATGAACGTTTGAATGACAAAGAAACACACATCCTTTGGAACACCTACAAAGCCGCACACCGAAATGTGGCCGACTTTGAAGAGGTGGATGCCGCCGTGATGAACAGTATGGATGATTTTGCGAAATGGTTTGGTCAGTGGATGACGTTTGCTCCGTCTCGTCCCGGGATTCGTGTCCGAGTGTTGATGGTGTGGCACGCTCATTTTTTGAGTTTGGCCTGTCAGCAGATGCTTCGCAGGTCTCTGGAACAACGAAGCTTTCGCTGTCGAGTGTGGTTTCACGTGGAAGAACCCACTCTCCAAGCGGCCATTGTGTCCCGGTGCATTGTGAAGACACTTCCGAATGTGGTCCATGTACCGACGATTGTGGGTCCCCCCTTGGACACGTCTTTGTGGGACAATCCGCGGATTTACGAAACGGAATTAGAGAGCCCCAAGGAATAAGAAGGCATGCGTGTCTTTACTGATGGAGCTTGTACAAACAATGGTCGTCCCGGAGCCAAAGCCGGATATGCTGTCTTCTTTCCTGACCATCCTTCCTTGAATGAATCCGCCCGCATCCCAGACGGCCAAGCCCAGACCAATCAACGAGCGGAGTTGACCGCCATTGCACGGGCCGTGGCGATCTTGGATGAGCATGGCTTCCACGATGTGGATGTGGTGATCTATACAGATTCCGATTACTCCATGAACTGTCTGACCAAATGGTATCCAGGATGGGTGTCCCGTGGCTGGAAGACCTCTGCAGGAGGAGATGTTCTCCATCGAGACTTGATCGAAGACACCAGCCGCAGGTTCTCCAAGTTGAAGAGCCATCGGTTTGTCCATGTGCGGTCTCATACCGGAGGCACCGATGACCTGTCCAGGAACAATGACATTGTCGATCGCATGGCCAGGGCGACAGTGGACGAATCTGTCCAAGCGACCCCCGCAGCCGCCGTAGATGTCTTGTTTGAGGGATGTCCTCTGCAACTCCTGGGATCTCCGGTATCACAATCCGCCATTCTCACCTGGATGAAGTCCAACTTGTCTTCCTTGGATTCCTCGGTGATTGACAAGCATCTCTACAAGGCCTTTGTCGAGATGTGTAAGAACAAAGACGTGAACCTGACCAAACAGACCATCCAGAAGCAACCAGTCATTCGTGCTGAACGAATCAGCTTACAAATAACTCACGCTGGAATAGAAAAGGAAGAATGACTGTGACTGTGTTTCATTTCTGGTCTCCTACCTGCGGTCCCTGTATGGTCATCAAACCCGCCTTGGAAATGCTGAAGGAAGAGTTTGAGGGACGGATTGAGTGGATTTCCATTAACACCAAAGAGGACCCCAAGGCTGTGGCCCGTGTGCTGAATATTTCCATCGTTCCCACGATTGTCGTGGTTCGAGACGGAATGGAAGTCGGTCGTCATTCGGGAACTCAAATCGGTATTTTTTACACATTGATTCGCAAGGCCTTGGCGATTTAAGCCTTTGCAGGGCATCCTGCCGTGGCAGGCTTTCCAGTCCCAAGATTCTCGGATACCAAGGCTCCAAACTGGTTGCGAGCCTCGGCAGTACCAAAATCAGGAACTGCTTGACCATTGGGAAGAAGAACATATGGATAGCCGTCGGCATCCCGCATCTTTCCATCTGGACCCAATGTCAAGTCAGACGCAGTTCTGCGAGGGAACGGAGACACTGTCGAAGAAGGAAGACGGTTCGGGTAATAGGTCTTCACGATTCCGTAGGAAGTACCCCCGAACAGAACTCCTTCGAACAACGCCCGCACTCCCTGAGAGACTGCGCCATACTGTGTCAACCCTGGCTTCGGTTCACATCCTGGAAGAGGACTGTTGGTTGTCGCAATAATCGCCACTTGTCCAATATAGGTAAGAATGAAGGCAGCCACTGCAGCAATCGAGTTCACCCATCCACGGTTTTGGATGATGTCAAAGCAGTAGTAGGAGAAGACGGTCGCTGTGACAACCAACGTCTGAGGAGCATACTCGGAACGGATGGATTCAAATCCTTGGACAGAACATCCGTCGTAGGTGGATCCAAACGTTCCCTTGGCCCCTCCCGTGGTGGGCACTTCCTTTTCCTTGAAAAACGTCGTGACCGCAGTGCCCCACAACTCGTCGATTCCAAGCCAGAAGAAGCGGAAGACAGAGTTGACGAAGATCGACAGGACACCCACCAACGAAGGGATGGACCAAACACCATCATATGTGAACATGTCTGCCAGGACACCGAAGAGCAAAATAATGTGAGGCATGTAGACCAACGTATCTAACGCAAGGCCTGCAGCAGAAGGCATACTCAATGAACCGGACGGTAGACTCACCCCGCTTCGCAAGACCACCGCAGTAGCAATCACGGAGAAAATAGAGACAACCATTGCGGTCAACAGAACGGCCCACCAAGGGACATCTGGATACAAAGGTTTCGGAGCAGGAGGGAGACCTTCTGTGTTTTGAGCCGGGGTTTGCGAACTCATATTGTTTACTTCACGATACTTGTTTTGTCGTCTAACAACAATGAGTTGGTTTGATCTGTTTCTCCAAAATACTGGTCGAACATCGCTGAGGGTTGTCGAACAAGTTGATCCGTTTCCGGCAGTGATGAGCGGAGCAGACGGAATCTCGTTGTCGCAAACAGAAGAATGCAACGGTTGTCGATTGGGTGTCGATACTCGAACGACAACGTCTTCCGTGACGTTAAAACGAGAAGGGTCTGCAATCACCGCAGAACAATGTGACAACTACAAAGCGGATGTAGATCGAGTTGCGAACAACACGTTTGGGAAATCTGACTTTGTCATGAATCTTCGAATGGGATCCTATGCCCGGGATGTCTCCAATGTGGGTGGAAATCGATACTGCGAAGAGGTCTCTGTATTAGACGACGATCCATCCGGAAGTAAGATTCTGGACACCGCCGTCAGTTCATTCAAAGCCAATATCGAAAAACTCATCAAAGGTGGACGAATTCGCAAGGTCAATAGTGGAAGTGCTTTTTCGGAGAATACCAAGATCAAGATCATTCCCAGTCTTCCGTTTAACATGACATTTGCGGCGGTGGGAATGAAAGGGGCTGAGGCGACGTTCCCCGTGTCACAAATGACGTTGTACTATCCCTCTCCTGTGCGGTTGGATTCCGTACAGGCCGATGCACTTCTATCCTTGAATGATCCCTCCGATCCTACAGCAAAGTTCATTGTTCTCATTCCGTTGAAATCGGGAGACACTGGGAAACCCTCTTCCGAGTTCTTCAACAAGATCGCATCACAAACGTTGAGTTTGCGAGAACCATCTCCATCGGATGGTCGGTACGCAGAGCCAACGATACAAACGGGAGCCGATTGGTCCTTGGACCAACTGTTTACGTTGAACGAAGCCACAACAGGTGCAACGTTTCGCAATGTGAAAAATGGCTACTACACGTGGATTGGAATGCCAGCTGGAGATTATGAACGCTACTTGAAACGGACAGTCCAAGGACCCGATGGCGCAACGGTCCAGTACTATGGCTGGAGAGTGCGCAGTGACGCCAGCACACCTCGGTATATCATGTTGGATACACCCTTGGATATCTCCGCAACCGATTTGGCGTACTTGACACAGGCTGTTCCACAGACTCCTCCCTTGTCTGCGATTCATCCCATTCCGATCAATCTCGGAGCTGTGTATCACAAGCCCACAGAACCACCCGCTCCTTCCCCAGGGTCAGGCGCAGGTGCCACTGTTTGCGGTCTTGGAAATATCTGCGAAGGATTTGGGATCGGAGACGTCGATCCTACGTTTGTCAAAAACTGTCCCAATGCGAAATGCGATCCCTTCCTTCAAAATGCGATTTCCATCGCCAATGGAGAGAATGTTGGTTGGTTTACACCTAACAGAGTGTTTGGGTTGGTCATTGGTTTCTTTAGTTTGATCGCAATGTTGTTGGCAGCGTATCTTGCATTGAAACTCATCAATGAAGACTACGATCTAACGCTTCAGAGATATTCCGAACAACTGGGAAAAATAGCCGCTATTTTTACTCATAACTTCCTCGGTACCCGACCCCCCTCTTCTTAATAGAACTCACGACGCTGGCCATTCTCCGACAACTCTCCGTTGTAATCCGCCTGTTCCTGCTCGTGTTCCTCCTCGTTCAGGATGTCGGCTCTCCACTTTCTCTCCATCTCTTCGTCTGTGAGCTCACGCTTGCGGCGCTGACGCTTGATCACGGTCCTCCACCCTTCGCTGTCTGCTTCGGTGTAGGTCCCTCGCTTTCCATGCCCCGGCCACGTGTCATTGTATGTATTCACGATAGGTGCATCCTCCTCCTCTTCCTCGTATCCACCTCGACTCTGGCGGAACATAAACACACTGTTGACAATGTTTCTCCTCTCACGAGCCTTGACGGATGCCCGATATGCTGCCACCTTCTTGCGAACCTCCTCCTGAACGTGCGCCTCCATAATACGATTTGCTGCTGTAGACATTTGTGAATACGATGGATAGGTTGCTGGACGTGAAATCCGTTTTGAAAACGGAAGAAAGATTCGGCAAGGAAGACACAGTATCACAATGGTCGTTGCAACAAATATCGCAATCACGGGTACCCTCGGAGAGTTGACCATCCCCAACAAGACCGCCGATGTCTTGGAATGGCTTCGCAAGAAGTTGAAGCAACCTGGACTCCAGTTTCAAGGCAAAATCGTGAACGAAGAGACTCGCTACTCCGTGTTTGCCACACCGACAGAAGAAGAGGATGAAGACACCAACCAACACATGCTACCTCCTCCTTTCCACGAAGACAACTTTCAAGGGCCGATTGTCCTGTTGAAGTCCCGCAGTGAGAACACCGATGAATACGAAAAGTTGGCGTCGGCTCACGATGACCTGCCCAGTTCCGAGTACGATGAGTATTACGCAAGTTGTGCCTTCGAAGAAGCCGAAGAAGAGGAAGGAGATGCGGATGACGAAGAAGAGAACGAAGAGGAGGAAGAAGTCGAAGAGGAGGAAGAGGAAGAAGTCCCTGTCCGAGAGTTGACGATGCACACCGTCCACAGTGCCAATGTCTTCGTGGAACACCCCCTTCGCAAGTTGGTCACCGAACGATTTGGGTCGGAGGACATTGAGAATGCGATTCTCAACCGATGCATTCGGGATGCTCAGAAGTGGTTCGTAGACATCGACTGGGACACCATTGCCTTCCGGGAGTTGTATCGGTCTCGTGCCATGGGACTGTATCAGGTACGCAAGCTGGCCGAGACGATGACGGCCGAAGAGTTTGCCAACACGTCGGAGATGGACAGACATCCCGAACGATGGGGAGAACTGCTCAAACAAGTGGCCGAGAGAGACAAGGCCCTCCACAGCAAGAAGAAGACGGCGAACACCCAGATGTTCTGCAGTGGCTGCAAGAAGAAGACGAACTGCGACTACTACCAGATGCAGACACGCTCAGCCGATGAACCGATGACCACCTTCGTGACCTGTTTGGAATGCGACAAGCGTTGGAAGTTCTAACTTACAAGTCAGACGAAGCATACAAACAAATGGACATCCGTGAGACCCTTCGAGAGTGGATTGGGATTGATGATCAGATCCGTGGACTTCAAGCACAGATCAAACAACTTCGTGACCAGAAGAACCAGTTGGGCGGGCAGGTCATGGAGTTCATGAAGGGACAGAACCTCGACCAGTTTGTGTTGGAAGGAGGCGGTGGCACTATCGCAAGACAACAGAGGACACTTCGTGCACGTCCCAACAAGCAGGTGGTTCGCACACAGGTCGCTCTTTTGCTTGCAGACCAACCTCAACGCATGGCCGAAGTCCTTCGCACGATCGAAGGGTTGCCAGAGCCTGGCCAGGAACCTGATGAGGGGTCTGTGGTGGTCAAGGAATCGTTGATGCGTCGGTTGCCCAGGTCACAGAACATCCACCTAGGATAATGGAGTGGGTGATTGCCTTGTTGGTGATCCTGTTGTACATCCAACTTTTCAACGTGGTGGCGAACATGTATTTTGATTCAGAGAGGACCCTGACTCTTCGTGATTTGTGGCGAAAGATTGTTCCGCCCATCAAGATAGAGATTTGATGCTAGCCTTTGTGATTCCTCTCGTGACCGTGGTGGTGATTTTCGTCGTAGAGGAATGTTTGGGCGTCAAACAAGACCCACACGAACTTTAAGATGTCCTCGTGGATTCACATATGTTCGAAACTTGCAAGGTAGAGCTTTTGGAGACGTTTGGAACTGACTTGACAGTCGTGAATGCGGCCAGGGTGTCTTTGGGAAAGCATGTCGATGAGTTCACGGAGAAGGATGCGAGGCTCATCAAGTACTTGGCAGATCATGACCACAACAGCCCCTTCTTTCATCCGCAGGTTCGCTTTCGTCTGCGCATGCCGATTTGGATGGCCAGGGAATGGTTCCGTCACACCGTTGGATTTGCTAGGAATGAAGTGAGTCGCAGATACGTGGATGATCCACCCACCTTCTTCTTGCCCGAAGAACTTCGCACACGAGCCCCCAACAAGAAGCAAGGGAGCAACGACGATGTTCACCCCGACAATGAAAAAGGACTCGAACTCATGCGCAATAGTTGCCACATTGCGATAACAACCTACAATGTATTGCTTTCCGAGAACGTCCCTCCCGAACAAGCCCGAATGATCCTTCCACAGTGTATGATGACCGAGTTCATTGAGACCGGATCCTTGGCTGCCTATGCCCGGTTGTGCAAACTTCGCATGGGAGAGGACGCCCAAAAGGAAATCCGAGACGTGGCCAACCAGGTGAGCGAACTCTTATCTACAAAGTTCCCTGCCAGTTGGTCCGCACTTACACAGTAAAAACAAGTTGTTACAATGAACGCTATTGACGAAGAGTTTACCTCTGGGATGGAGACCTTGGGCTTCCCTGGCATGGTCTACTACAAATACCTTTCCATGTTCTCGGTGAAGGTCTCGAAAGACGATTCACCCAGCACAGTCTCCTTTGGAGTATTGCCTCCTGCCACAACAGATCAAGAAACGGCGACGACTCTTCGCAGTTACATCAAACAACAGAAAGAGTGGCTCCGAAATGAAAAACAAACCAACAAAGCCGAGATGCGTCGGCGGATTTGGTGGGTCGTGCAAAAGATCTTGGACTACAAGCTCTTCACAGAAAGAGGACAGTGTTACATGATGTTTTGGCTGGACAAGTGCGATGACCAACTACTCGACTAAGGGAAGCATGACACGAATCCGACCTTTGCGGATCGTCTTGGGTTTGCACATTTCTCGCCACTCGGCGACAGACTTGATGACATTGGTCTTGAAGAGCTCGAACACACACGTTCTGTGGTCGGACTCTTCGGGCTTCTTGGAACAGACAGGGCAGGTCATTTTGGGGGACGTTCCTTATTCCTTCACAGAACGAATCCGTTTTGGTTAATACCCAAGGTACTCACTGAGGAGCTTGGCAATCCGTGTACTGCGGCGGATCTCCTGTGTGGGAGGGCGGACAATGGTCCGACGCAACTCCTCCATGCGATTGTCAAGACGCTTCATCACCCTCTGGTGATGCGCCTCGAAGTTGGCAGTATCGTTGTTCTCGGCCTCCACGAAACGCTGAAGGCGCTGCTGCTTTCTCTGAGTGGACCCAGACGTATGAGCTCCACGAAGGGTAAGCTCACGATCGAGGTGATCACCGGTGTACGAGGTAGAGCGAAGGGTGTAAGGAGAAGACATGGTATGGGTGGATATGGGTAGGTGGCTATAAATCCGTTTTAAACCTTGAACCTCCGGCGGTAGTCGGCCACGGAGGATTTGAAGCTGGGTTTGTTCCAGAGGATCCAACGGCTCAATGCACCGGCGGTCGTCGGATCATTCCAATCTTCGCCCATGCCACTGTGCCTCTTCAAGTACCTGGCACGACGTGTGACGTTCTTGTGCTTGGTATAGTCCGACATTCCACGAGCTCCAAACGATGTGGTCTTTGTGTGTCCATCTGGATACTCAAACACAGCATCCCACTTCTTCGCAGGATTCCGGGACCTGCGGAGGGTCTTCAGTCTCGGCTTCATTGTCTCATTGAAATAAATGATTCTATACACAACCCATTGCACGCTTAGAAGGCATCGATCCACGCTTCCCGTTGGTCCATCGGAGTGCCAAGCTCTTCAAACACAGCCCAGGCTTCTCCGACCTTGTCCTCCACAGGAATCTCCTTCTCTGCGATGACAGCCATCTTCTGCTGGAGCAACTCCCCCGCTGACACAGGAGGCTTGAAGTCCTCCACAAATCCACACAGGACATTACACAATCTCGAGATGTGCCCGTCGCAACACATGCGGACACTCTCATAGCACTCCTCCCACAATCGTTCTGTCAACTCCTCTCTCGCAGGAGACTGCTTGATGTAGGACCACAGACCATCCAACGTCCGCTTGTACAGCCAATCGTCTTCTGTGCGACAGGTTGCGACATTGTACCACTGACGCATGTCTGCCAGGACCATGCGGATCGATCGTGTGTGAGACTGCTCCCACACTTGCTCAATCTCTAACAAGGTATCTTGACCCGCCGTAGGGAAGGTCCATAACAGGATCTCCAATCCACTGCGGGTCTGCTGAGTGACAGCCACCGTATGCACGTTCTGGCGATCTCTCGCCAACGCCTCCAGCTCTCCCCGGGGAGCCGCATCTTGTCGCTCCTGATTCATGTGGTGGAAGAACGCAATCTCCTCCTCCAACATCACGATGTATGTTGGCATGAAGGGGTTGTCTTCCGCTCCAGCAATCGCCTCCGCCAGGTGATTCCTCGCAAGAGTGGGATCCATCTCCCCCCAGAGAATCTCCAACACCCTGGTCCACACTCTTCGGGCCGCTAGCCGTAGTTGCTTTACCTCTCTCCCCCACAGAACACTCATATGGAGTCTACAGTGTGGCTTTCCCTCTGCAGATGGACGCTGACATATGTGTCCTTCCGAGTTCTCCCACCCACATACTCTGACTTCCACCTCCTCACCTTGATCCAGGTGTCTTCCACAGGCGGTGAAGCCTTTCTTCGATTTGAACGCACACTGCGTTCCGTCTTTGCAAGTACCGATACAACGTGCCATGTTGGGAATAGGGGGACTGTCCTCGTTGTCTGACACTCACGAATCCGTTTTCAGCCCACAATGATAAAAGGGTGCATACACGAATACAGGTTTCTAACCACGCAAGAAGTCCTCCATCGTTTTCACGAGGACTTCTTCCTCGGGCTTCCCAAAGTCCTTGCCATAGTCCCGCTCATGGTCAGCCCATTCGAAACACTTCTGGCACAACTCAAAGTTGCCGTTATACATGTGCATGAAGACAATCACTGCCTTCTCCGTCTGGCAACTCTCGCATTGCCCCAAGTCATCTCGATATTCCTCCTCCTCGTGTCTCTCCCGTTCTCCCTCCTCTCGGAGTTCAAACGCTTCCTCCTCGCACTCTTTGCAGAGCTTCCAAACTTTGTCATCAGATCCAACAAACTCGATCGTTGCGAACTCCTTCTCACAGTCTTCGCAGACGATATAGTGGCCGTCTTCCGTCAGTAGAATGTCTGGGGTAGTCATGGTCATAGGGACAGGAGCTCTCTGTCCTGGTCTACACGAATCCGTTTTGTCCAACTCTTCAAAACGGATTTGTGAGTGACAAGGAATATAGTCTGTACCCCCCTATGTCCTCTACTACCTCTTCTACCATGTCTACTACTTCTACTACTACTGCCCCTGCCGCAGCCGGTGCTGGAACTCCAGCCCGCCCTGCCGCAACCCTCTTTGCGTCCAAGATCGCAGACGCCTCTACAAACCTAGAGGCTCTTGGATTCAAGTCTAGCTTGTGGGTCCCGGATTGGGACATCCCTGCTGGAGAAGAGGAGGCTTTCGAGCCCCCTCACGAGCCTCAGTTGCTCGCCGCCCTTCAAGTCTTCGCATGGCTCTTCGTAGCCACTGTCGGACGTGTATGGGTCCACATTGCCGCCGAAATGCAAGCTGGAAAGACAGGAGTCATTGCGGCCGTTGCCCGCCTTGTGCTGTCCAATGCCAAGCGTCTTGGGTTCTCTCCTACCCGCATCTTCGTCGTCACCGGTATGTCTGATGAGGCGTGGCAAACTCAGACAGCCCCCAGGCTTCCTGGAATCCTCCGTGACAACCTCCACCACGGAGGCATTCTGTCGCAGGTGTCAGAGAAGCTCAAGCGCCTTGCTCGTGGAGAGCACCTGGCGAACGTGCTCATCTTCATTGATGAGTCCCACTACGCCTCCTCTGCCAGCAACCAGCCCGCCAAGCACATCTACAATGTCGTTGCCGAGCTGTGCCCTATCCACCTCTGGGCTGAGAGGAACATCCGTTTCGTGACGATCTCTGCCACCGATCCTGCCAAGGTCCTCGCAATGAAGTCATCGAACGTCGCCACAAAGGTCGTCCGCCTGTACACCACCGACGCCTACCAAAGTGTTGAAAAGCTCCAGTCGCTCAATCGCCTTCGCTATCTGGAGCAGGTTCCTGGAAACGGTACTCTCCACACCGATACCGGGTTTGCCGCAATGACAGAGGCTGTCCGCTCCCTGGAGTCAGAACACGGGCCACTGATCCACATCCTCCGCCCCAATCACAAGCACGGCAGCACTGTGGCCCGCAAGCTCAATGAGACCTTCCCTGGAGCGGTCGTCCATCAATGGGATGTTGCCTCCAACAAGGAGAAGCTCCGCAAGTCTAAGGACGATGAATCGTCTTCGGTTGGCTCTGTGACAGACATCAACAAGGCGATTCTTGAGGTCAAGCCTACGAAGACTACCTTTGTGATCCTCAAGGGTATGTTCAGGGCCGCCAAGACCCTCAATGACAGGTATGTGGGTGTCCTCTACGATCGTGCGGGGGCAGCAGATGCGACCAACCTGCAGTCCCTCCTCGGACGTGCTTGCGGTTATGGAAAGAGCACTCGCACGGTGATCTTCACCTCGAGGTCCACCGTCGACAACTACATCCGACTCTGGCGTGAGCTCTGTGCTTCCAAGGACTTCCCTACAGAGATCCCGGAGGGCACTCCTTCCGATCTCAAGGGCCGCATGCCGGGTGTGTCTAGCGTCCGTGCCTCGACTGGCGGGTCCAAGCTTGTGGCCACTGTAACCCATGCCACTCCACTGGGTTCCGGCCTGGGTGTTGCCACGGCTGAAGAGCGTGCTGCCTCTGCTCGTGCGACATTGGACGACGATAACTACGAAGTTGTCTGGAGTCAGGAGTTCTCCACAGTGGAGGCACTCATGGCCTCGAGCATCACCCGTGGTGAAGGTCCCAAGATGGGCGAGAATGGCTTCTACAAGAATGCCACAGGCAATAAGAAGCCGATGTCACGTGCCCAGCTGATGGCACTCAAGGCAGGCAAGAAGACGGCTCACTTGCGTGGCGAGCTCAAGGTTGGAAAGACCTCCAAGCGTACCTTCCCGTTCTACGAGAACACGGGGGATGCTTCGACGGTGCGATTTGTTGTCCGCACGCTCACTCGGTTGCGTTGAGCGTGTGTAGGGGGTTGGGAGTGTATGAATCAACTATTTCAATTTTCCGTCCGAACATTTCCAGATTGAACTTGATAGCTGTTTTGTCAAAGTTCCCCGAGGCGAGGGTCGTCTTCCCCTGGGGGACTTTTGTGAAAAGGGTGTGTGTGTTTCAGTTTGTTTT